TAGCGGAAAAACGTACACATCTTTTAAAATGGATCAAATTGGTGGAAGATTATCTTCTACAATGGAAGATTCATTTGGAGATCAAAAAATTTACAAATTAGTAGGAGTAGTAGACCAAACATCGGCTACAGCTGTAAATGACAATGATGCTGCATTTGATCCAGTGGCAACTGCAACTGGTGCTGTACCAACTACAGTAAATACTTTCTATGTAAAGTATGATTCTACGCTAGGTACTGTTGCTACAGTAACTGTTACAGTAGGCTCACAAGCTCACGCAGTATTGTCCGTGGGAGAATCTGTTGTAGTACCAATAGCTGATGTTGCTGTGGCTAATTGCAAAATACATGCTAGTGCTCACACTACTGATACCCACGAAGCAACTGTAACAGTAGTTTTAATAGGAGACTAAAATGGCAACTATATCGTTCCAGTCTCGAATTGAAGACGTTATCGGTACGAGTATTTCCGATACTTCTGGTTTAAATGCAATGCTTGAAGGGACTGTTGCAGAAATTACAAGCATTTTACCAGATGACGTTAAATTACAACACGCAATACTTTCCACTTCTAGTGATGTTGAAGGTAAAGAAATTTTTAGTATTTCTAGAGGAGGCTATTATGCGACTGAGATTCCTAAAGGTTTATCGACTCAAGCGAGCGATACAAACAGCATACATAGGGCTACTGCTGAAGCTCCTGTTTATTATTTTGAGAACAGTCAAGTCAACATCATCCCATCAGGGGGAGAAACGCAAATCTTAGCGTATGAACAACCTTCTATCACTTTTGACGCTTCATCAATTCCAAATTTTCCTAAAAATGCAGAATATGCTGTTGTTTTAGGATCTGCGTGTAAAGAATTAAATAGAATGATCTCTACTGCAAGAGATGCATTGCCTACAGTAGTTCCAGAACCAGTAATAAATTATACAGACGCTTCTGTTGGAGATGGTATATCTACAGCACAAGATGCTGCAGTTTACGCTGGACCAGGTACGGATCTTACTACCTTATCTAGTGGAGCTGCTGGAACGACTGGAGATATGGTTAATTTTAATACTTGGTTTGATATAGTAGCTGAATATATAGAAACTGATGAAGATACTGAATTGGCTAGAGCTAGTTTAGAAAAGATACAATCTTATATTGCTGCTTTTAGAGCTGATCTTGAAGACTCATCTAATGCTTCACAGGTTGATATAGCAAAAATGACTCAATCTACTGGAGCGGCTATTGCAAAAATGGGAAAATCTTCAGATATTAATGTTCAAAATGCGGCTCAAGCTTTACAAGCTGCTATTGCTGAGTATTCTCAAGTAATTTCAAAGTATCAACAAGATATGTCAAGATCTACTATGGAAATTGGAACTTTACAAAGACAGCATGATACAATATATGCTAGTTACCAACAACAATTAGGTTTACTATCAAAAGGTGCCTTGAAAGGAGGCGGTAACTAATGACAATTAAGCAAATAGTAGAAACAATTAGACAATTTCATCCTCAAGTAAGCTCTACGCAAATTAAAATATTACTTAATATGGGAATTGAGGAATTTTGCAGAGAAACAGGTATATTACATGGATACCAACAATTTACTACAGATGCTAGTGCTCCAATAAGATATAATAGTGTTTTAGGCATTGTAACTTCTGGTCAAGGAACACATACTGTTTCTAATAAACTAAGAGATGATAATGGAGTATTTGATTCTAGCCTAGTTGGGCATATTGTTTACAATATAAAAGATGAAACTAATGCTAAGATTACTGCTGTGGATAGCTCAACTGTTTTATCTATAGATGATGATATTATGGCTGCTAATGAAGATTATATAATACAAAGCGATATGATTGAAATTGATAGAGTAGATTTTGACGGTTACAGTATTCCAAGGTTAAGCAATATTCCAGAAAAGAGAGATTTGACATGAGTGCTGCAGTAGAAGCTAAAACAGAAGCCTTAAAACATAGATGGTATATATATGACGGTAAACTTGCTATTGTTAAACGTATTACAGATGACGATACTACAGATTGGGGAGATCCTGATAAAAGTAAAGTAGTTACTTATTTTGGAACAAAAATAGATAGCACAGCTATGAGAGCTGGAACAACTGATATAAGTGTTCCTGATATACCTAATGAATTTCATAATGACTTATCTACTTATGTAGTAATGAAATTATATGAAATGAATCCTGACACAATTCCAGCTGCTCAATATCATAGAAAACAATGGGAACGAGCTAAAGCTAAGGCTAAGCAAAGAGCTAATAGAGCTGGTGATGGTAGTCAATATACAATTCAACAACATGAGTATTAATGCCTAAAAATGCACCAAAAGTAAGAGACGCTGAGGTTACAAGAGCCTTTGAGCATACCTATAAGGACATTAATGAATTAATTATGTCTGTTAATGGATTGTCTTCTAAATCTAATAGAGAAGGTTATAAAGGCAAAAATGGGGATATGCGCCTTTATAGGGATCTTAGAACTAAACAATATTTCTTTGAAGGTAGGTTTGATGATGGTTGGGCTCAAGTAGAACTAGATTTAGCTAAGAAAACGAATACAACTACTGTTGCTACTAGCGGGGATACTAATGTTCAATCTGATTGGAATGTTTCTGATAATACTAGTGACGCATTTATAAAAAATAAACCAACTGTACAGTACACATCTGCAATACCTAGTATGGGATCAGGTAATAGTTATGCAGCTGGTTTAACACCCGCAGGTAGCGGAACCCATAGTGATACATACTTGCGTAAAGATGGCACTTGGGCTACTCCTCTTAATACAACTTATTCTGTTATGGCAAGTGGTAATAGTTATGCAGCGGGATTAGTTCCTGCAGGTTCAGGTACACACAATAATACATTTTTAAGAAAAGATGGTACCTGGGTTGCTCCTTCTTCTGGAATAGCATTAACGGATTTAAGCGCATCTACACCTATAACATATGATAATAGTAGTGGTGCTTTTAGTATTGGAGACCACGCAGTTGCGTTAGCAAAGTTACCAGAAATAGCATCAGCAAGATTTTTAGGTAGAAATACAAGTGGTACTGGCGATGTAGAAGTAATGACAGTAGGTCAAGTAGGTGCTTTGTTAAGCCTAGATACTTATTTAACTGCAGTAAGCCAAAGTGATGTTACTCAACATCAAGGAGCTATAGATCACGACCAATTATTAAATTTTGCAGCAAATGAACATATTGATTGGACCGCTGATCAAGGTTCAACCAATATCCATAGTGGTAATTATACAAATACTGTAGATATGGGAGATGGATTTAGATTTGTATATGTAGATGGTAATGTACAAGTAACTGAAAATAAATATTTAAAATTAAAAACAGTAGATGGTTCACGAGGCTTTGGTAGTTTGGAAGCTGGTGGTGATGGTTCTAGTAGTTCGCCTTGGATAATTACACTACCAACACCTGATACGAACACTACTTATTCTGCTATGGGAAGTGGTAATGGTTACGCTGCTGGCCTTGTGTTAGCAGGAAGCGCAACTCATAATAATAATTTTTTACGCAAAGATGGTTCTTGGGAACTTCCTAATATAAATTTACAAGATGACGATTCAGATTCAGTTAGTGTAACTATTAACAGTCATGTTAAAATTACAGGTACTGGAGGTATAAGCACTGACTGGACAACTGATGATGCTGGTGGAGCTGGTAATGCGCCTAACGTACTGACAATAGGTTTGGGTAGTATAACGCAAGTAGGAGCATTGTCGCAAGGTTCTATTGCTTCTGGGTTTACTACAATAGATGAAGGGTTTATTGACTCTGCAATTGTTCGTAAAAATGCAAATACAACTATTACTGGTAATTATACATTTTCTGGTAAGGGTATTATAATAAATGCTGGTAGTGGTGATAGTGTAACTGGATATGATGCTTCTTTATATATAACAGCTACTTCAAGTAATGATTGGGGTATGTGGATAAATAAAGCAAGTTATAATTATGGACTAAAAGTAGAAACAGCTAGTGATGCAACTCGTGCTATTGTTGTAAGAAGCTCAAGTGCAAATCGATTTATTGTAGACGGAGCGGGAGTTGTTACTTGGAAAGACGGTGGCTCAGCAAATGCTAACACAGCTTATAGTTGGGGAGATCATGGTACTGAAGGATATTTAAAAAATATTACAGGTCAATCTATTAGCAATCTTAATGATGTAAATTCTATATCAGGTATATCAAATGGTCAAGTTCTTGTATGGAACTCTACAGCAAACGCTTTTCAACCTGGCTCTAGTTCCTACTCATGGTATCTTGTAGATGGTGATACTACTACTGTAGAGGTAACAAGTGGTAAATATGTTAAACTTGTAGAAGGTACAGGTATTGATATTAATTTTACAGATACAAGTTCTGGTGTAGTTGATGATGAGTATGATGTAACAATTACCAATACCCTTATGTCTTCTGGCGGTACAATAAGTGGTGATTTAGCTATATCGGACTATGAGTCAAAGCTTACTTTAACCAAAACAAGAAACACTACACAATCGTTTCACATCGCACATGAAAACGATGATGGTGTATTAGATTTTTTAAGAGAATCAACCAGAACTGCAAGAATTACAAATAATGGCAGGTGGGTAATCGGTGGTCATGCTGAAGTAGAAAGTTCACAGCTTTCTGTACAAGGTAATTTGGGAGTTACAGGTTTAGCTTATTTTAAATATGGTAGTAGTTCAAATGATAATGTAAGATTTTATAACCAAGATGGAAGTTATTCTTATATAAGAGTAACAGCAAATGGTAACAATGCTAATACTTGGTTTGATACAAGACTGGGATCAACTACTTGGTTTGGATGGACAAATACAGGTGGAAGTGGTGTTTCTTCGTGGCATTTTGGAACAGGTGGCAGTACAGGAGCTAACTCTGTGCTTATTTCCTCTGGTGCAATACTACAATACAATTCAAGCGGTAATCATACAACCACTTTAAATGCAGATGGTTCAGCAACTTTTGCTGGTACAGTTTTAATTAGTGGAGTATCTAACTATACAGGATTAGAGGTAAAAGGTTCAGGTGGTTCACGACCTCAAGTTAAATTTACAAATGTTAATAATGGTACTTTAGGTGGTATATATGGAACAGAAAGTAATGCTTTGATAATTGGTACAGGTTCAAGCAATACAACTGCTCTTACCTTAGACTCATCACAAAACGCTACTTTTGCAGGCAATATAGTAGGCAAAACAAATACGCACATTTCATATTCGTCAGGCAACGCAACAACTACAGCTACTGGTGGAGCTTTTAACGCTTCAGGCTCTGACATAGTTACAGGAAGATTATTTTTACAAGGATACCAAAATAGTGGAAATGATTTAATAGGTTTTAATAACGAAACAAACCAATTAGTAATGTATAATTACACAGATGGTGCATATCTTGTTAAGTTTGAACATGATGGTGATGTTGTATTAAAAAAACAGCTATCAATAAGTACAGGATCGTCAAGCGTTTACCCTTCAATAGTTGGGTCAACTTCAGATTATGAATTATTTAGATTAGAGCAATGGTACGGCAACGAAGGTGCTTTAATTATAAAAAACAATGGTAATACTAAAATAAGATTAACTGGAGGCCAATCAAACGTAGTATCGTATATAAACAATGGTGCTAATTTTGCTATTGGTGGAACTGGTGGATACCAAAAGCTATCTGTTGAGGGTGGTAATATTTATATGTCTACTGGGTACCAGATTACATGGTCTAATGGAAATGCAACTTTATATGAAAGTGGTTATTCATTAAGGTTTTCCACATATAATGGCAGTTCTGCTGTTGTCGAGCGCATGAGAATCGAGAGTGATGGCGATGTTCATTGCGATGCAGATGTTATAGCATATTCTAATACGATAGGATCAGATAGAAGGTTAAAGAAAAATATAGAAGATATTTCTTATGGACTTGATGATGTTTTAAAACTTCGTGGTGTAGAATTTGATTGGAACAGAAAAGATTATGCTAAAAAACACGATGTTGGTTTTATTGCACAAGAAGTACGAGAAGTAATCCCTGAGTTAGTTAAAAGAACAAGCGGTTTAAATGATAAAGGTTCTTTCTTGACAGTAGATTATGCTAAATTAGTACCTGTATTAGTAGAATCAATAAAAGAATTAAAGCAAGAAATTGAGGATTTAAGAAATGAAAAATTATAAAGATTCTAAAGATGCTGGTAAAAGCACTTTAGAAGTAAAAGATGACGTTGTTTATGTTGTGCAAAAATCATATAACACTATAACAGGTGCAGAGTTAGATGATATAGAGACACCTTGTCCTTCAGTAGATAATTTAGATTTTGAAATAAACAAAATCCAAGAAACAATTAACTATCTTGAAAAAGAAAAAGAATCTTTAAATCTTCTTAAAGCAGATTATATAGAGTTAAAAGGCGACTAAAATGGGTTTACCAGTTTCTGGACAAATATCTATGGGTAACATTATGCGAGAGGTTAAGTCTGGCGATGGTGAATTAGGCGTTTACGAACCTACTAATACAGAAAAAAATCTTGGCATGAACTCATTAAGTAACTTATGTCAGTTGCCAGCAGGTGAAGGAAGTTTGGCTGGTGGTTCATTTAAAGATTCAATAAGCTCAATAAATGGTTGGATTGTACCAAATTTTACTGAGGCTGATGAAGATGGTGAATCACCTCACAATATAAGTATATTTCATGCAGCTAGTAGAGATGGCGTATAAAGATTTAATTAATAACAGGAGTAAATAGTGAAAATAAAAACAAAACTAGCAAACTTAGTAAATAGCGTTGAACCTTTAAATAAATTAATGCAAAAACCAATGCCTTCAGCTACAGCATTTCGATGCGCAAAGTTATTAAAAGCTGTTGAAGCTGAATTGCAAATTTATGATGAGCAGCGTAAAAAGCTTATTGAAAAATACGGTGAAGATGATAAAATAGATCCTGAATCTAAAAATTGGGATAAATTTGTTGAAGAAATGAATGGACTTTTAGCTGAAGATGTATCTTTAAGCGCTACTAAGGTAAAAGAAGAAAATTTATCTAAAATAGAAATATCACCTGCTGATATAATGAATTTAAGCTGGTTGATAAAGGAGAAATAATATGCCAACAGGTAAAGGGTCTTATAGAAAACGTGGTAGACCTAAAAAGAAAAAAAAAGGTAAGAAGTAATGGCTGATTTAAACAAGTATAATGAAAAACAATCTTTAAATATAGATACTGCAGCTGATTGGTCCGTTCAGACAAGATTGACCATATCAAGTGCAGCTGCTGTTGAGTCTAACGTTAGCACTGCAAGTCAAATTGCGATTTACAGTGATTCAGATGTATATATTAGATTTGATACATCTTCTGGAGATAATATTGTTGCAAATAATGATATTATTTTACCAGCGTTAACTTTTATGACATTTAAAGTACCTAAACAATTAGGGAGTACTATTTATGTTCATTTTAAACAAGTAACGTCTGTTGGATCAAAATATTTAAGATTAGTACATATGTAAATAAGAAAGGTTTCATATAATGAATTTTGCAAAATCTGTATCGCTAAATTTATCTGCTGGGGGTAAAGTTGGTGGTAATCTTGAAATAGACGGTGATTTAACTGTTAATGGAGACTCCAGTGGGGCTTATGATGAGATTATTAATGGTCATCTTGATTTAGCCGATAATAATATTTTAAATGTTGGAGATATATCTTTAGATACAATCTCTTCTGATGCTGGAACATCCATTAATGTAGTGTTAGGATCTGATGCTGGTGATGACTTTTTAGTAGATACAGATAAACTTGTAGTTGAAGGTGATACTGGCAAAGTTGGTATAGGAACCGCAAGCCCTGCATATCCTTTAGACATTGTATCTACAATAAACAATGGAGCTGCATTAGCTATTAGAGGCGATGTAGATTCTGATGGTAGATTTTCTGGTATACAATTTGGCGATAATGGAACAACATCTTATAGCAAAGGTGGTATTTTTTATGAAGGTAAAGATGCGTATGCAAGAGGTAATTTACATTTCGCATTAGAAGGTGGAACTGGTACAGATAATGCTGATTTATCAGATGCCAGAATGACTATAACTTATGATGGCAACGTAGGTATTGGCACAGATGACCCAGATAGTATTTTACACATAAAAGGTGGTGCAAATTGGCGACCAATATTTAAAATTGAAAATACATCAACTGGTAATGAATCTGGTATTATTCAATTTCATAAGGTTGCAAGTGATAGCAGTGAAGCTGATAATGATTATTTAGGTGGTATAGATTTTTATGGTATAAACGATAATAACGATTCGCACAGGTTTGCTTATATGTATGGTATATCTACCGATGTTAGTGATGGTTCAGAAGATGGTAGAATAGATTTTATGACAGCAAAAAATGGTACTGATACTGTTACTATGACATTAAAATCTGGTAACGTAGGTATTGGAACTAATGATCCAGCAGTAACCACTCATATTCATTCAGATGCCGAAACATTTGCTTATGTTACAACTGATTCAGGTTCCCATGATACAGGAATATGGTTTGGACATGATATTGATGGAACAGCAGCTTATACTGGAATTGTGTATGACCGTAGTGTTTATACTTTAAAATTATTTAATGGCAATTCAATAGCGAATCATCTTGTTATAAATAATGATGGTGATGTAGGTGTTGGCGTAGAAAGTCCAAACACTAACTGTAAAATGCACATTAGAGGAGGAGATAGTGGTCAAACATCTTCAAGTAACAATACACAGCTTACGATAGAAAATAGTGCTACAGCAGGTATTCAGCTATTAACAGGCACAACAAATGTCGGTGGTATATGGGTTGGAGATTCTAATGGTTCAGAGACTGGTGGAAAACTCTATTATAGCAACTCAAGTGATGGGTGGACTTTTTTCAATCAAGGAAGTGTACAATCCTGCGACATAGGTTTGTCTATGGTTAATTTGTATAACAATGATACTGGTTCAGCAGGTTCTACTTTAAAACAACTTTCGCTTGGTACATCAGACAACACAGCACTTGACTTTACAAACGTAGGTACAATAGGTGGTGTAATTGTATCTAATTCAAGCAATACAGATGATTCAGCTTGTGGTGTTGTATTTAGTCATAGAAGCAGTAGTTCTGGTATAAGCTATGTAGCAAGTAGAAATGAAGGTGCTGATAGGTCAGCATTGTATTTTGGCACAAGAGGTTCTGATGGTGTGGCATTGCGTATGGAAATCAGAAATGATGGCATAATGGTTTCTAAAAAGGGATTGATATTTGATGGAAGTGCTCTTGGCTCTGGGCAAACAGGCATTAGCTCAAGTGGTAGTGGTGGTGATTTATTACTATTCTCAAATGGTACTGCACACGCAAGATTACAGTCAACAGGCAGATTTGTTATTGGAACCACGTCAGCAAATGCAAAGCTACATATCCACGAAACAGTTAATGGGCAAGAAACAATCTTCCTTAATCATTCTGTAACTGGTTCCAATCAAACTTATCTTCAGTTTAGACACGATGGTACGCTAAGAGGGCATATACAAATTAATGATTCTACCGATCAAATAATGTATAACACTACTAGTTCTGACAAGAGATTGAAAAAAGATTTTGAAGACTGGGATGAAGATGTATTACCATATTTTAAATCTTTAAAACCACAGTTATTTAATTTTATACATTCTGAAAATAATGGTGGAAAAAGAAAAGGGTATATAGCCCAAGACAATGTTGATAATTTCCCAGAAGCTTATCCAAAATCAAAATCAGTCGATGGTGATGATACAGAATACTACTCATTTAATCCTACGGGTATGGTTTCATATTTAATGAAAGCGGTAAAAGAGCTTACTGAAAAAGTAGAAGCATTAGAAAATGCGTAATTTTATTAAATTTATAATTGGATCTTATGCTTTTTTAAGTATTTTTTTACTATCAATTATTGCTTGCGAAGATGTTTATATTGGAAAAACAAAAGAAGAAATAGCAACTGAGCTATCTCAAGCAATGTTTGAAGTAGATAGTATATTAATGAGTATACAATATCAATTAGATACTGCTAGTGTAGATGGTACATATTATTTAAATATGCAAAGGATTAATAATGGTCATCCTTAGAGTGTTATTTATAGTTACAATATGGATATTAATATTGTCTAGTTGTACAATGCAGGCTTCTATAGATCCAATTCCTAATAAGATTAAAGATACTAATGGAAATTTACATTATTACACTATGTATAGACTTACTAATTTTAACGAACCTGTAAGATATTGTAGACTACATGAGCGGTGGGAAAAAATAGAATCTTTAAATGGTGTAATACAGTGAGTGAAATTGTTATAAGTGGAATTGCTATCATTGTTATGGTAGGAGGAATTGCTTATATGTTGAAAGGATCAAAATGGGATGAATAAACCTATAGGACAAGACTCAAGTTTAAACATATCATTGCCTATGCTTTTTCAGGCAGTAGCAGTAATTGGTGCTATGGTCTGGGGTTATGGTGAGTTAAATGGTCGTATATCATTTCTTGAATATCAAGTAAGAATAAACGAAGAACATATAGAGGCTATTGAAGAAGATGCTAAAGAAAGTCAGAATGCTGAGATACCAGCAGATATAAGACAAAATGAAAAAATTAGAGTACTTGAAGAAGAAGTAAATAAATTAAGAGAACAAAGGAAATGACATGGTTTTATACATTATGTGTGATTGCGATTGCGCTTGTTGTTGCGGATGAAAAAGGAACTTTAGAACCCGCAGTAAATAAATTTGAAGAAAAGCTTGGGATAAGAACTGAATTACCACCAGATACAACAGAGTTTGAAATAGATGTCGAAAGCTATTAGTGAAGATGCACAGATTCACATTAGTGTTGCTTTTCTTATCAAAGCTATGGTGGCAGTTGCGGTTGTTACTGGAAGTTGGTATCAAGCACAAATGAAATTTGCAGAACAAGATAGGCGATTAAAAGATCTTGAAGAAAAAGTTACAGTTTTAAATGCATCTGTTGAAGGAATGGAAACTCAACATATTCAAAAACTGGAAGAAGAAAATAGAACTTTAATGCAAAGATTGGGATTAAAACGAAAATGATTATAAGAAGAAGCAGTGAGGGGTATAATGTTATTTTATATAGAAATACTACCCCAGGAGCGACAAGAACTAGAACTTATAGTAATAGTACAGTAGAAGAAATAACTTATCCTACTAGTTATAAATATTTTATTGCAATTGATAACGAAGTAAAGAAAAGAACAAACAACTGGGAAACTGCAGAAAATTTTTATATTGACGAATGTGAAAAGAAAGGGTATACTTCTCATGGTAGAGCTATTATAGGCGCACATATTATGTTAGGATCTATTATTACTCTAGAGTCTGAATTTCCAACTTCAAGCAATACTAAGACTCAAATACAAGAATTTATGAATTTAAGAAATATTAAATACAATTCTAGCGACACTAAAGCAGAGTTACTTGCTATTGTTGATATTGTAAACCCATGGAAGGCTACTTAATATGATGGAAACATATGCAGAATACGGAGCTATTGGAGTTATAGTAGCTTTATTTATAATGATGATAGTAAATTTAATGAAGAGTCAAAAAACTCAAAATGAAGATTTAGACGATATAAGAGTACATATGGGAAAAATGGAGTCTACAGTAGACAATGTTGAAAGTATAGTTTTAAAAATGCTTGATAGGTGGAATAAATCTGATGATATTAGTCAAAGACACAGAGAAGATATAGTTAGAGAATTAAATGATGTTACAGATGATCTTGCTTATCTTAAAGGAAGAATAAACGGTAAATCAAGATGAATGTTAACGACTACAGAACAGAAACAACTGCAAAACTAGTTAAATTAGATGAAAGACAAGTCAGTATTTTTAAATCATTGCAAAGAATTGAAAAGCATTTAGAAAAACTAAATGGGCAGACTGAAAAAAATAGTCATGCTATCATCATGTTTAAAACATGGGGATCTGCAGCTATTTTTGTTGTGCCTGTAATAATAACAATAATCATGAGGTTAATATGAACGTAGCAAAGTTAATTGCCGATCAAATGTTTAATGACGGCACTAAAGAGAAAATTGTTGACGGATTAAACAAAAGCATTAATATTCCTATTATTAATGAAGAAACTGAAGAAAAAATCCTAACTGCTATTTATGAAGTAGTGGAGGACGTAATGAAAGAAGTTTTAGGAGCAAAGTAATGCGAACTACTTTTGGAGAAATCATACAAGAAGTTTTACGCCATGAAGGTGGTTATGTAAATGATTCTGTTGATAAAGGCGGAGAAACAAAGTATGGTATATCAAAAAGAGCGCATAGCGATGTAGATATTAAAAACCTAACAGTTGAAGAAGCGTGTGCTATTTATAGAGAGCATTACTGGACTCCTTCAAAAGCTGAAAAACTACCAGAAGAATTAAGAGAAGCTTATTTTTTGTTTGTAGTTAATGCTGGTCAAGGAACTGCGGTAAAGGTCTTACAAAGAGCATGTAATGGTAAAAATGGTAAGAACGAAGAAATTGCAGTAGATGGTAGGATAGGAAGAATGACCATTAGAGCTTCACAAAAACTAGAAAAAGATCGTTTTATATCATATATAATATTGCATTATGCAAAAATAGTATACAGAAATTCTTCTCAAGAGCGTTTCTGGTACGGTTGGTATAGAAGGGCCTTGGGACTATAATATGAGAAAAAAAGATAAGGGTGTAGTAAAACGATTTATTGTAACTCCAGATAAGCACTTTCCCTTACACAGTCAACCTGCTATTGATTGCTTAATTAAAGCTATTCACATAGTAAAGCCTTCAGGTTATATAGATCTTGGAGATGTTGGCGAATGGGAATCTGCCTCTCACTGGCAATGGAGAAAAAAGAAACGTCCTCCATTGGAGTATCAATTACCTTATGTTGAAAAAGAAATTGAAGCCGTTAATGCTGGTATGGATATGATAGATGAAGCATTAGACAAAGTCAATTGCAAAGAAAAACATATGACAGAAGGTAATCACGATGATTGGTTGAATAGATTTGTTGATGAGCATCCTTATCTTAAGGGTATGAGGTTTGCTAATGCAGTTAATCTTAAAGAACGTGGCTATAAATTTCATCCTATTGGCAAATTATTAAAAATAGGAAAATTAAATTTTTATCACGGACATCATTATGCTGGCATACAGCACACAAGAAATCATTTGTTAAGAATGGGTGCAAATATTATGTATGGACATCATCATGATATACAGCAATCTTCTGTAACTCATGTAGATGGACCCAAAAGTGCTTGGTCTATAGGTTGTTTAAAAGATATGGAAGCAGGAGCTAACCCCTGGTTAAACCATAGAGGTCATAATTGGGCTCATGCTTTTGCTGTAGTAGATTTCTTTACCAATGGCAGATTTACTGTTCATGTAGTACAAATTGTAGACGGTGAAACAGCTTTATGGGGAGAGGTTATAAAAGCATAATGGTTACTAGTAATAAAATAGGCAAACCTTGGGAAAAAAGAAGTCCCGATACTCGTAGAAAAATGGATACAGATAAAAAATCAAAAAAATCAAAAGGTAAAAAATGACTGTTGAGAAACATTGCCCTCATTGCAGGGAAAAAACTGAACATGACAAAGATGGCCTTTGTATCCAATGTATTAAAAGAAATCAGTGGGTAAGTGGCGCTATGTCTTGGTTTGGAGACTGGTTAGATCCACACACCACAGGAAGTAAAGATGGCAAAAGAGATATACGAAATAACTAAGTTTGTCACTGGTACTGTATCCAATATTGCAGATAGAGATATACCAGATGATGCAGCTTCTTATTCTAAAAACCTAGATCCAACTTCAGTATCGGGACAATTACAAGCTATTAAAGCAGACGTTATTGTTCAAGATGGTAGTAGTGGGGCATTAGGGAAAGGAACTAATCATGCGTTCATCAATAACGGAGGCAATCGAGATCTTGTGTGGTATGATCCTGATAACAACCATATTAAGTATGTCACTGATTTATATGGCAGCAAAGGCGATGTTACTATTGCTACAGGGGGCAGTAGTATTACTTCAGGAGATGACGTCACGTTTGAACAAAATAATAGAGAAATACATATAGGAACTGGAAATGGATCTTCTCATAAACCTAAATGGGCTGGATATATACCTCATGGACAATTTACTGGCTCAGCCCCCTCAGGGATACAAGTAGAAGACGCTAATTTACTTAGCCCAGGAAGATTCCCTGCGATGTTTTCTGTATGTGAAGATGAAAATTATATTTACGGAGTAGAGTATCAAGGTCAATATATTTATAAATTTCAAAAATCAGACTATAGTTTACTTGAGATCAGTAAAACAAGATTTGTAAAATTACAAGTTGTTGCATTAGCGGGGGATGTAGCAAATTATGGAAAAACGTATTCTGGAAATCATTTATGGGTATATGATTCTGGACATAGTACTTATGGTACTATATATAAAGTAGATAGGGCTACTCTATCAATTGTTCAAGAAAATCAACTTACTGCTGCAATATGTGGCGGAGTCAATTATGTGACTAGTATGGTTGAATCAACTAATATGTTATGGGCAGCTTCACATCCTACTGATGGTGGTTATATAACAGCAAATTCAGTATTTAGAGTAGCAACTCCTACATCTACTACAAGTATTACCTTTACTAATGCAAGTCCTTGGGCAGCAAGTGCTGGTACTGGAGAGAGTAGTCTTGATGGTGATTATTTTAGTAGTGATCTTAACTCAGATGCTACAGCCCCCACAACCGCTAGATTTTACACTGTTAGAAATTCATTATGCTTATCTGCTGCGAATACTGCAGAAGTATGCTGGTTTACTAGAATAACAAATGCTACTGGAGCAGCTGTTTATATGGCTTATTATCAAACTGGTGGAGTTAATCATGCATATCCATTAGGGCAATGTGCTTGGATAATAAAAGAAAGCTATACTCAAGTAAGTCAACCAGCAGATAATAATACTGTTACTAAAGCTTATCCAGTAACATTTGAAGTAGGAGTATCAAATTCATTAGTATCAACTGATGTTATAATGGATACTTTGCAACAAAAAGCTGCAAATGGATTTATTGCAAAATTATTTATATCGCATCATCCTACTGGTAATACTGATAATATGAAAATTAGCCAATATCCTTTAATTACTCAACATAGTAGTTACAATGGCATATTTAGCAGTACAAGCGCAGGTCAAACAAATCGAATTGATGCAGATCATGTGCAATACGTTCCAACTGAAGGAGCTGTAGTTCAAAGTTTACTTACTGGACAAAATACCAATGGGTCTTCTCAAGCTGTAGCTGGGTATAAATTAAATATTTTTGGTGGATCTAGTTATGGAGCTTGGGCTATTGTTGATGGTGATTTAAGTAGTAATTCTGGATACAAATTAAGAAGTACTTTAGAAATGTCAATCGCTACAAGTGGAACTAACACTGAATGGAATAATTCTTATACATATTTTTATGCTTGTAGTTTTGTTTACGATGGATATCAAGAAAGTCCATTGTCTTCTGCTGTTATAGATAGTTCTAATCAAACAAAAAACAGATCTATTACTTTAAAAATATTTAATCTTGCAGATTCTAGTAGTTCATTGGCTATAAGCAAAAGAATTACTCACATTAATCTTTACAGATCAGAAGCGGTAACTGCTAATGCTACTTTTCCTACTGGATTTTATAGATTGGTAAAGAGTCAAAAATTAGATTCAAGCTTTGCTGCTAAATCAAGTGCTCAGTGGGGAAATTATAAAGAAGTTGTAATTACAGATGATAAAGTAGAAGGTGCTTCTTATGAAGCATATGCTGGTTTACCAGAAACAATTGATAGAACATTGCCTCATTATGCGTTATCAACACAGTTAAATAATGAAATGATTATCGGTAAATGTTATCATCCAGATATTGAGAATAGTGAAAACTATTTATTTAAATCCCTGCCTTACAAATATGATACTTTTGACTGGACATCAGATTTGCTTAGATTGCCTATTGTGCCTACAGCCTTAGCTTCTTTTCAAGGCAAAGTATATGCATTTAGCGAAAACGATATTTATATAATTAATACACAAGGTATGTATATAGAAGATATATTGGAAGGTATGGGGTGCTTAAATAAGCATTGTGTAAAAGTTACTGATTATGGAATGTGTTTTGCTGATATAAATAATATTTATTTGCATGATGGTAGACAAGCATCACCTATAGGTCAAACTATTTTAAACGAAAAAGCTGAACAAACAGGTTGGTTGTTTAAGAATACTTCTACGGACCCATTAGTGTTTTTTGAAGGATCTACTAAATCTTTTGTAATTTATTTTCAAAAACAAGCAGGTAATGGCTCTGCTGATCATTTAGCGTGGGCTTATAATGTTTTAAGAAGAAGATGGGATCTATGGTATGGCCCTACTGCAGGAGCAGTGGGTGGTATAGTTGGAAAAAATGGAGAAATGTTAATAAATGACGGAACTAATTTAAGACATATGAAAGGTGATAGTAATTACGCCAATTGGGAGTTTAGAACTAAAAATATAACATTAGGTGCAAGCACTCAAGAAAAAATGTTTTATAAAATAAGAACCGTAGGCGATACTGGATGTGAAATAGCTTATAGTGTAGATGGTGGAGCATATACAAGTGATGTAACTAGTACTAATTCTGTAGATATAAGCGCAGCTAATAAAAAGAAAAAAGCTTTAAAAATAAGATTAAAAGGGACTGGCTCAGAAATTATTGATTCTGTTGGCGTGGTCTATAGAAGATTAAAAGTAAAATAAGGACAATATTATGAGTTGGTTAAGCGAATTTTTAGGTACTAACCCTATTAGACATGATTTTAATTACGATGTCTCAACTGCTGATTACAATACAAATACTGGTCTGCTTAGTTCAATAAACAATATTAATCAAACTGGTGGTCGATTATCTAATATGGGTAATCAATTATTTACTAGAGGGCAAGGATTGCTTTCTGGTCAAGATCCTATGTTATTACAACAAAGAAATTGGCTATCTAGAGGTTTGCAAGATGTTGGAGCTCAGCAAGGTTTAGCATTAAATCGTAATTTAGCTATGAGGGGAATTGGATCTGGCGGTATTAGAAGTATTATAGGAGCATCTAGAGATAGGGGCTTAGGTGAAGAATATCAAAAAGGACTGTTATCAATTGGAAGAATGGGGCTTGATTTTGGTACAAGATTATCTGGATTAGGTACACAAGCAGTTGGTCAAGCAGGTGGTTTATATGGCACAGCAGGACAGTTAGGAGCTGGAATAGATTCTAGAACATTACAAGCTAATATGTTTAACGCTGGTCAAACAAACCAAAGAAATCAATTTGCAAGCAATATGGCTTATCAACAAGCAGTTGGCAATAGAGCTCAAAAAGCTTCATTTGCTAATTCTTTAATTGGATTGGTTGGCGGATTAGCAGGTAACTATCTTGGTGGTCAGATGATGGGTAATATACTAGGTAGAACAGGCGCAGGAGCAGGTACAGGAAATGTTCCAGGTACAACGGCTTCGGCTGGTTTTAATATGCCAGGATTACCAAGCTTATTTAGCGGTTCAGGTGGTTTTACTGGAGCATATAACAGGGCTAATCAAGGAGTTCCAGGTATAGCGTATAATAATCCACCACCTATAAATATGCCTTTCTTTATGCAACAATATCCATACCCAGGGCAAGGAGGTACAGACTAATGGCTTATAATTTTGGAGAAGTAATACTAGACAGTATTGACAAAGGTAAAAAAACAGCTATGGCTGCCTCAGAGTTACAAATGAGGAAAGAGCAAGCTATAAAAGATGATCAACATAAGGCTAAAGTATTAGCTGAAGCTATTGAGAGTAGAAAACAAACTAATGAGATACAAAAAGCTGTTAATCAAATGAAAGAAGATCAATTAGTAGCTAATCTTACTGGTATGTATCAAGGTCAACCTACATGGGCTAGGCAAATTCATGAAGAAGGTAAAACGATAGATATGTCTATATTTAAACCTTGGCTTACTTCTGCACAGCAAGATAGTTTAAAAGAAGCTGGAGTAGATTTAACAAAAGTAGATTCAAGATATTCTGGTCTTTTAGGACCTATTATAGGATCTCAACTGCAAACTAAAAAAGAAGCTAGACAAGTAGAAAGCGCTTTATTGCCACCTGCACCTTGGAAAAACCCAGAAGGCACCGATAAAGATTGGGGATTAGGAATTGATCAAGGAGAAATTCGCGATGAAGCTAGAACGTACTTAGATAGAGCAAAAGCAGATGCTGCTATATGGAAATCTGTAAGAAAAAATAATCCTAAAAGCAGTGGTTATCAGGCATATATAAGAGAATTAAGAAGTTTAAAAGCAGATCTTGATAGCAAAGATTATTTTAAACATAGTGGTAGTTTTAAAAACTGGCCTGCTAATGTAGACGCTAGAAACATGAGTAAAGAAATTACTGATTTAATTTTATTCCTTGAAGGATAACCCTACATGCCATTAGACCCTCGTTTGTATCAAAATCGTGGAACTTTTACATCTGATCCATACGCACGACATATTCAAACATATCAAAGACAACCTTGGCTATTTTCTGAAGATCAAGTAGATGAATTAGAAGAGTATGCTAAAGCTAATGATATTGAATTTCAACGTCAAATTGACCCATCTGGTTCAGGCTTAATTGGAGTTGCTAATCAGCTAACTTCTGGAATCGTAGAAGGTTTTACTACTTTAGGCTGGGCAGATGAGCCTGAAACTACTGCTGAATCTATTGCTTATAGAGTTGGACACTTAATTGGTTTTGCTCCTGATATTATAGCAGGTGTAGTGTCTGGTGGTGCTACAGCAGGTGCTAGTTTAGCTAAAATGGCGGGCAAAAAAGGGGTAAAAAAGGCAGCTCAGGATAGATTTAGTACTAAGTTAGCCCAAGGTATGCAAAAGGCCGTAAAAGGCGAATTTGGGATCCAAGCTGCTGCTACTCAAAGAGCAAGTGACTTTTTTGGAAGAGAATTTACAAGAGGTCCATTAGCTTTAAGATCTGTTCCTATGCGTGTAGCTGATTGGGCCACTGGAGCTGGTGGAAGAATGATGGCTGATGCTGGATGGGATGCAGCTAAATTCTTACAAGAAGGTCATTGGGGGCGTTCTATTATAAAACAAGCAGGGCATTTAGGTATAGCTTCTGGAGTATCTGCTTGGCAAGAAGGTCCTGAAGGTGCATTAAAAGCTTCTATGCATGGTGCTGTAGCAGGTGCTGCATTTGGTGGTATAGGTAATTTCATGCAAGTGGATAAGATGTTAAAAAGTGGAATACCTTCAATGGAAGCAGAAGCTCGTGCAATAATACAAACAGTAGCTAAGGGTATGGCTGGATCTGCATTTACAGGTATACCTTCTACTATGCGTGGAGAAGATCCTGCTGCTCAAATTTATGAATATTTATTAGGATTTTTCTTTGGTGCTTCAACTCAACCAGCTTGGAAAGAAGCTGGGATGAAAGTATTTAATGAAGCTTCTCAAAGGGCAGAAACTGCATTTCAACCTCAAAAATTAGATAGTTTTGCTAAATTAAATAAATCAGCTAAAGATTTTGTATTAGAACAAACTAAAAATGCTTATGGTAGATATTCTAAAGACGCTAATTTATCGCAAGCTGCAATAGAAATCTTAAAAAATATTACAGGTAAAGACAACCCTACTTTAAAAGACTATCAAGAGAACTTCAAAGAAGTTAATAGAGATATTGTAAAACATATAGATCAGCAATACCAAGAGGTTAAAGAACCTGCAACTGAAATTAAAAATCCCTCAGAAACAACAATAGTTCCAGGTGAACAACTATCTATAGAGTTTGAAAAGAAACGTTATTTTCAAGTAGGGGCTGAATATAATGACAAAACTCCTTTAGCTACTAAAAACGAAATTGTTCAGCATGTATCCGATATTATGGGACCTCATGCTACCAGAACAAGAGATATGTTTCTTAAAGAAATTAAAGAGAACCCAGAAGCTGTTGGAATGTATGTTGATGGTATGGTTCAATTTGTCGAAGGTAAGGTAACACATCATGCTGCTGTACATGAACCCATACACTGGTTTATGGGAAAAGTTTTAACTCAGCAAGAATATTCTTTTTTACAAAGACAATTTAAACAAAAAAACGAATTAGCTACAGAAGAAGCTATTGTTAATGCTGCTAGTGAGTATTATTTAGGCAAAAAAACCTTTACAGGTAAAGTTAAAGCTTTGTTCCAAAAATTTTGGAGGCAGATTAAAACATTATTAGGTAAAGATTTAACAGACGGTCAAAGCGTACAAGAATTATTTGATAGAATTGGGACAGATTACACTATAAGAAGTAAAGATAATTTAAAAGATTATATTAGTAAAGACAGAGGCAACTTAGAAAGATTAGTTGATGCAGAAGTATCAGTAAAAACAGAGCAAAATGATTATATATTGTACAATGATTATTTAGATTTCACTGGTTCAAAAAAAGCAGGGAAGCCTGAAGGTAGGCCGACTATACATTATGTGATAGATGAACTTATTCAAGTTCCTCAAAGTAGATATAACCCAAGGCAAACAACTCTTGCTAGTTTAGCTGAGTTTCATTTTCCAGAATTAAAAAATGTATCAAGTTTAGATTATTATAATCCTAAACAAATTGCTCAAATGCCCGCTCAATTAAAAGAAGCAAGGCTAACTTTAGATTTAGAATATAAATTTGTTAATAATGTCAATGATGTAAAATCTGAAAAGATTGGTTTTTCTGGTATGTACAAAAGTCTTTCTAAAAATCTAAAAAAAGCTGAAAAAATTGCAGCTAGAGATTTTGTTGATAGATTAAAAGAAAAATATAAAGATCAAAAATCAATAACAAAAGAAGAATTAGTTAAAGAATATAATGAATTTATTGAGAAAGAATATCCTTTTAATGCTTATATTGCTTTAGGTTATGAAAATACTACTCAAAAAGGCATTTCAATTCCTTATGGAGCTGAAAATATAATTACAAATATTAGAACTGTAGAAAACCCTAAATTAATTGAAAATAAAAAAGTTATGTTTACTGGCGGAGAGCTTTATGATAAGCTTGGCCATCAATTTGAAATATTAGATCCAAGATTTGATAGTAAAATTCCTGATATTTCTTCTAATGGATATGGTTGGTATAATTTTTTAGATATAAAACATATAGACCCTAAACTGTCTATTTCTTTTGAATATCAATCAGATTTATTTGATAATCTAGCTAAACCTACATCTAAAGAAACAAAACCAGAATTACAACTACATCACGGGACAAGAACTTTACAAGAATCTGCTGAAAAAGAATTTAGAATAGTAGCATCTAATAAAGCTAAACAAAACATAGAATTTGAAATGAATAGACGTGGGTTAGGTTTTGTTTTAAATGAATTAGTTGAGTGGAGTGGTACTGAATTACTTTTTAAAAAAGCTTCTTTTAAACAAGATAGTTATCAAAACACCGTTGATAACTATTTAAGAAACTCAATATCAGAATTAGAAGGTATGAAATTTAGTAGATATGTAAATGAAACTGTAAGGAGTGTTTTTAGAGATTTTAATAAAAAAATAAAAAAAATAGAAGATAAGTATCCACGTTTAAAAAATGGAGAGCTTGACCCTAGAGCTATATCTGAAAGAAATGAAGCTGTTTTTGAAATGCAAAATATTGCAGATGCAATAAATGAAATTTTTCCTCAAGCATTTAATATGAGCAAGCCTTCTGAAGCTGCAAAAAAAGCAATGAGTTATTTTGATTCATTTTCTGTTAATGGAGGTGGTCGTAGTCCGTTATCTAAAAGTGCTAGTCTTTGGCAAACAAGCCCCCTTCCCAATGAAACTACTTTTGTTAATACAGGTTTATTTAATATAAGACGAGAAAATAATTGGAGCGACTCAGAGTACATTAGCAGACGACAGAATAGAAAAACTGGTGAAATGCCTACCCCTAAAGAAGTCTATGATAATTTAATTAACAAAGAATTACCTAAATTATATAAAATTCTTGATTCTATTAACAATAAAGATTTTACATCTGCAAAAATTAAAAGATTAATTGATTTAATAACTAAAAATCATTTTGATTATAAGTTTGCATTAGAAGACATGGGTTCAACTTATTTTGAATCAGCTCGTTTTTTAGATAGAAAAAGATTATTAGGTTCAGCAAAATCAGATAAATTATTTGATGGTCCTAGCCCAGGTACTAAATTTGCAGAATTATCTCCTGAACTTAGAATAGAATTTATTAATCAACAGAATATTTATTTAAATATAGTTAAAGATATTTATCAATATTTAACAAATACATCCTATGCTCTTTTAAAACAAAAAGATAATTTTGTTGGTTTAACAGATATTCCAGAAGCTCCTTTTAATAGCGCTGGAAGAGTTGTAGGTGAGTTAAACAATAAACTTAAAAACACTGATTCTTTAATTAGAAGACAAGCGTCTATAGTTAATCAATTTAATTTTACACTTGATGCTTTAAATGTAAAAACGACAAGAGACAAGTTAGCAAACTACGTTATTGATAAATATGATCGTTATATGGATGGTTTTAGATTTCAATTACAAGATTATATTCACGAATATATCAAAATAGGAAATGACCTACTTAATTCTCAGATAAAAGATAATCCTAAACTACATAATTATATAAAAGTTTTTCAAGAAAAAGAAGCTTTTAGGCAAAAACAAATTTACCATGCTTTAATTACTGCAAGTCAAAATGGAGATACTCGTCATATATTAACAGGTGGGCAAGGCTCATATAAAATTCAACAAAATAGTCAAGCATCTAAACTATATTTAAACCAAGGAGAAATAGACGCTTTACCTAAAATATCTTATAAAGACTGGAGAAAAAACTCATTTAAAAAAGATATGTTACGTTCAGATAAATGGTCTCATGAAGTTCATTTTAGAATGTTTGGTAGAGGTCAAGGTTTGCACACTATGTCTGATAAAGAATTTGATGCATGGTTTACTAGTCAACGCAATATGGGTCAAAAATTAACAAATAGATGGATGGGTATTACTGGAAATATTTTAATTAGAAGAGCAAGAGATGGAAATGGTGAAATAATTAAAGATAAATGGGATTTTACAACTACTAGAGCTAATCCTGACAAATTGGGCACTATGACATTTGACCAATTGAAAAGAATGTTAAAAGATAGCCCTAGACCAGGTCCTTTTGCAACAGATGCGCAAAAAGTATTAAAAAAATTAAAAATTCCATATACATATAAAGAAATTAAAGGAGTTGAAGGCGTTAATATCGTTGCTGAGATTCCAACTGATTTAGATGCTAGAATCCCTAGATTTTTTGTACCAGCAAAAAAAGATAAAAATTTACCTAGTTTAAGTAAAAAGAATAAAAGAAATGTATTTGCTTATATAGAAAAAGTATATAGAGAAGAAGGCCCTAAAAAGTCTACAGAAAGACTTATGGATGAATACGGAGTAGAGATTTTATCTTATATTAGTGAATACGATTCTAGGCAAATGGGAGATGTAATTCCAAGAACAGCAGATCCTGAAATTCAATTAGCTTTATTCCCTGTCGATAAACAAAAAAATATTGAAACAAGACTAAGCTCTCAAGATGATAGGAGTATGGAAATTATTCCTAAATTTAATGTTTTAGATCAGCTAGTTGATTATATAAAACCATTTTCTAGCAGAACTAGCGGTGAAATTAGAAGAGATTTAGATATCATTGCTGTAGCTAATGCTGGAAATAGAGAAGAATTTTTTAAACATTTATATGAATACATACCTAAAGAAGCCACAGATAGGCCAGAAAACTTTGAAAAAAGAGTTATTAAGCACTTAGACGCTTTATCCCAACATGAGCCTAGAAGAATGCTTTATTGGAGTGAAGAAAATGGCTTATTGTATCAAACTGAAATGCACCCATCTACAGAAGCATCTAAAAAATATGGTCAAAACGTTGATCAAACATTAAGACGAGTTACGAGAGAAGTGTCTGGGGTAGATCAAAATGGTCAACCTTATGAATTTTCTATTCAATTAAAGCCATTAGGTCAAAATCCAGGTTATTTTAGTGTGGCCCAGCAAACATATATAGAACCTACAAATGCTTTAAATCCTAAATCTTGGAGAAGCTTAACTTTAGCGTTGGACCAAAATAATTCTTATGTTTTTGGCGGAAATGGAACTACAGGTGTATTAAACACTAGAGTTTATCATAGAAAAACGAATCAAACAACTTTACAAGATTTGAAAAAAGAAATGTTTAGGGAAAAAGATTTTGCCCTTAGCTTTCAAAAAACTTATGAGTATGCAAAAGATTTATTCTTAGGGCAACAAATGCACGGTATTGATGCTAAGAAGAATCCTAAGACTGTTGCTAAATATGAGCAATTATTTGATAAGCAATTAATTTCTAACTTACTTTATTCTTTTGAAGAAAATGGTTCTTGGAGAACTGCCTTTATGGAATATCCCAATGTAGTTGCTTTTAACAAAAGACAACCACTTGAGCAAGGTGTTGAATATATGCTTTCTAGAGCAGATGTAAGTGACTTATTAAACTCTAGAGGAAAGTTAGAGTATGCTATTGTAAAAGATGTTCCAGGAGAAGTAGGAGCTGACACTGATGGTGGTATTTATTTACATCCTGAATTATTTAATAGAGTTGCGGAAAGATTTAACCAGGACCCAGAAACAGGATTTATTAAAGCTGTTGGAGTTGTAGGTAATCAAAAAATTGAAAGAAACGGCAAAGAAGTAAATTTAGGTAAAAATAGAGATAAAGCAGGATTTTTTAGAGCAACTAAAGAGATGGCTGATTTTATGGATGCACATGGTTTGCGTATTATAAAACGTGAATCAGGCACTAAAACACTTGGTGATAGGAAAACTTATAACATTGATTTTAAAAATGGAAAATACAAATTTGTAGGTAAAGGCTCTAGGAATCCTGAGTTTTATGAAATGTTGCCAGAAGAATTTAAAGTCAACGTTGGCATATATGATGACGCAAGAAAAGTATACGGTAATATGAATATGCCAAAACCAGTACTTTCCTTAATTAATTCAGAGCAATTTTCTCCTGAAGCAATGAACGCAGCAATGGATAAAATTACTGGACCAGCTATATATGGTACAGCAGAATCTAACGCTATAATGAAAAACTATATTGCAGATCCGAAAAAATACGCAGAAGGATTAGTTACAAAATTTGGTGATACAAAAGTTGGTAAAATTAATTTAGATGATGTTAGCCATCATTTGATTATGGAAGCGTTAAGAATGCATCCAGATAAACAAATTGCAAAAGATATATTAAGATTTATATTTAGAAAGCATAAAGAATATTCTATAGAAAATCCAGCAGATGATAAAACAATGCAGTTTAATAAAGATATTGAGACTATATCTCCAACATTAGATTTGTTAGAAAATGCTAATTTTGAACTTGCAGTATGGATGCAGCCAGATGTATTTAAATATGTAAATAAAGCTATAATGAATTACTTTATCCGAAGAGCATTTAAACCAAAATGGAAAAATAGTGGATATGCTCGTTTTATTGACAATACAGAACAATTAAAACAAACTTATAATGTTCAAGAAGGTGAGTTTTATTTTGGGCATGCTAGACAATCTGAAAAAATAGAATTTCCATTTAATGGTCATAAAAGACCTATTACTAGAGGACAAGCTTATAAAGAATACTTAAAAGCTCAAAAGCAAGGAGCTCCAAAAGAAACATTAGAAAGTATGCTAGATCATCTGTCAGCTTTATTTACCAGAGTACCCGCCCCCGTACCTTCTGGTGTTAGATTTCTAACATTTAGAGGATTTTTAAAAGAAAAGGACGGCGCAGGATACGGAATGCTCATAAACGAAAGAGATAAATATTTCTTTGGTGGAGCAGACAATGATGGAGATCTAGCATATTTCTTTCATAATATGCCTAAAGAAATTGTTGAAGGCTATAAATCAGCTAAAAATGAATTAGTGAAAAAAGATGGTTCTTTAAAAGATATTAAAGATCCTAAATATTACCCATTATTTGGGATAAACGAGTCAGATCCGCTGTTTAAGGCCATGAATACCCCTGCATCGACCTTTATGCCGTCTTTAAGGATTTCTGCCGCTAGAGGGGCCTTTATGGGCCAAAATAACACAGGTCCTATGGTAAACAGTAATCAAATGTTGCAAGCTTTGTACAGTACCATTAATAATCAAGGCGGTGAAATGGTATTTAATGCCAATAAATTTAAATTAAGAATAAAATTAAAGAAACAAGCGAATGAAGCTGTTGCAGGCGATATGTTAAGAGAGTTGAATCTAAATGCTATAAGTAATGCTGTGGATGCTGCAAACTATCCTAATATGTCTAGCGCAAGGCAGATGAAAGAAAAAATATTTAATAAGATATTTGAAGTAACAAAGGTTGGAGAAAAAGGTCAGGTATTAAAATTTGGATTTAGTGATTTATATAAAACTGAATTTATGCAATATTGGAGATTAAATAATTTATTATTTGGTTGGAATTTTCAACAAAATAGACCGCATACAGTACAAGAGATTCTTTCTGGCTTAAAAGATTATAGAAATTCTGGAATTAAATTTGACAGTCATATGTCAAAGGCAGCTTTGGAGTTTGGAGATCTTAATATGGATATTGATCCATGGTCTTTCTTGAACAAAAAAGCATTAGCTACTGAGTTAAGAGTTGCTAACAAGTTGTTTAAAGAGGAGAACGGCAAAAGATTTATGCGACTTATTGGTCGTGAAAAATTAGATATTTACGGTCAAACAACATTTAAAAGCAATATTCATACAGTAAATGACTTTTCAGACTTTATTGCTGCTAGATCAGTTATATATCCTTTAGGCGAAAGAATTGAAAAAGCAATGAACGACTTAGGGTATGAACAACAAAGAGTTTATGAAATAATTGATTATATAGCAGATAAAGCTACTGCATTAAAAAATACAGGCTGGAAAGTTAGAATGGACGCTAGAGATCAAGATGTACCTCTTGCCGATGTACAAGCTAGAATAGACTCTGAAATAATTAGAGAACATGGTAAGTTGAGCGATATGGCAAGACAATTAGGTATTGAGCCTAAGCTATTAACAACTTATTATGATGCTTATATATTGTCACCATTAAAGTTTCAAAATCCAGATAGCAAGCTTTCAGCTAAATTAAAAGAATTAGTTAAGTTAAGAGATGAATATAACAACTCTGAGCTTCCAGTTGATGAAAAATCAGTAGCTTTATTACAAAAAGAAATTACGGATCTAAATAAACAATATAATCAAACCACTAGAATGAGTATTGGGTGGTTGTCTACTAGAATACCAAGAGAAGTAAAAGCTGCTTATTTACAAGAATATTCAAAAGAATTTAATAAATACATAGTAGTACCATCTAATGATCCTGTTGTTAGGGTACCAGAGCCTAATGTTAAGCAATCTGCTCCAGAACCAACTATGCCTGAAGTTGCATCTAAAATACCAAAAGATGTATTAGAAAAAACTTTAGATGTAGATTTAGGAAAAATTACTCCTGAACAACAACAATCTATTGATACTTTTGTAAGAAACTTAGATCAGTTTCCACAATTTAAAGAAGCTATTAACTTAGCAGTTCCTGGGGTTACAGCTCAATTAAATCTTATTGGTGTTCCTATTGAAAATATATCTTTCCAAGATATTAGAGTTTTAAACAGAATGTTTGACCAGTGGAAAAGAGGTATATTAGGTAAAAAGATTAAAAAAGGTGATTTTGGTAAATTCCCAATGAAAGCTATTTATAATTATTTATTCTATAGCAGAATTGACGAATTGCTAACACCGCATGATATGAAAATGTTAGATGTCCACAACACGCCAGTATATCGTATTTCAAAACACGGCAGTGCTGGAGAGCTTTCTTTTGAAAAAACAAAAGTGCCTATGAGTACTATGGGTGCTATACAAAAAATGGCAGGCCATGCTTATAATTATGAAAATAAATTTGTTGAGTTTTGGGAAGATGAATTAGATAGAAGATTTAGTTTTATGAGTGAGTTAAAAGAAGCTCCTGAAATGATAGAAATAGCAGTAAGGCATATTACTAGAAATGGTGATGGTAGGGATTACAATGGCAGTGATAGAGGTAACGCAAAAGCTGTTTATGAAAAAATGTGGAAAGAAATAGAACCTGAATATGAAGCATTACTAAAAAAAGGTAATGTAATGAGTCTGAAAGATGAAAAAGGTAATGTTTACAAAGCTAATGCTCAAGAAGTATTGCATAAAATTAAAGACACTATTAGAGATTTTTATAAAGAATGGTATGAAACGTTCTTAAACAAAGGATATGATGAGTCTAAAGTGTTAAATCCTAAAACAGGTTTATTAAATGATAATTGGGTAAGAGACGAAATATTATCTCCTATGGTAAGAGATCTTCCTTTTGGTCGAATTGATTTAAAAGGAATGCCTGCTATCGCAAGAATTGAGTATGAAATGAGTTTAATAGATTTATTAGATGCTCAAGGCGTAAAAGGTGAAGCTGCTAGAAAAGCTAAAGCTGCTAAATATAGGTTAGATCATCCTCCTCCTAGTGCCGAAGCCCCTCCTATTGGTAAAGTTCCTTTTGAGTTTTACTGGTCACAAATGGGTCATATAGATACAAAATTTGCAAAACAAGCAAATATTAAAGCTATGCAAGAAAACCTTATTGCTTATGAAAAAGCAATGAGAGAAGGAACTGCTAAACTAGCTACAGAAATGCTTGAATTTAATTATCGAAATGGTACTATAACTTTAGAGCAAGGTATTAAAGAGTCTATTAATATTACAAAACAACGTTATGAAAAGGCTTTACAAACTTCTGTAAAAGGTGATAATAGCTATAGTGAAAGTGGAGTAGAGTGGTTGCATTTTAAACCTGAAGGTGTTCAAGAAATGTCAGCTATACGAATGTTTCAAAAGCCTGGATCTGCTATGCACAGAGGGTATTTGCCTCTTCCTGAGTTTAGAAGAGATATTGGCGTATTAAAGGATTACATGAGACAGTGGATGAAAGCTTACTTTAATAATATTATTGCTATACGAGCTAGATATGCTATTAAAGACTTTGAACGTAGAGGACCAGTTGGTGAAGATACAGCAGTATGGAGAGACTTTTTCTTAGATGCATCAAAAAATATTATGGGTTATCCATCTTTCTTCTCAGAAAAGATTTTTGGAATTACGCATCCTCAGGCTAGAGCTGTGCGAAAGTTTTTAGATAAGGGCAAGAGTGCTTTGTCTAAAAAACAACTTAATATGATCAAAGATTTGGTTCAAAAAATAGACGAAGAGTATATAGCTAAGTCTGGTGGACCATATATGGCTTCTTTAGCTCCTTTAAAACCTGAAGATTATAGATTCAAACTACAAGAAATGCTAAAATCTACTAACAGATTAAAAGCTTACAGGACTGGGTATTATGCATTTAGTGATCAAAAAGCTGTACAGTTCTTAGATAAGGTTTCTAAAAAATTATTTAATGGAGAAATACCTTTTTATAAAGACTTCCCAAAAGATCCTGAAGTTAGAAAAGCAGTAATGACTAGAATGGTTCATAAGTTTGGTATTATGGATGGTAAATGGAACCTTATGACACTTCTTGCTGCTCCTAAATCATTTATTGGTAACGTAATGGGTGGATCAGAAAATATTATAGGATCAGCAGGCTTAAGACATTTTAGAGGAGCAATCAATAAGCAATATTTAATTAATGAAGTATTTAAGAATGCTACGTTTGAAATGCCTGGACCAGAAGGTAAAAAAGTAAAGGTTAAGATAGATAGTATTCAAAACTTAAATCTTTGGTTAGAGACAATAGGTGTTATTGATAGTTATATTAAATCTGAAATAGGTCTTGATTCTACGTTTAAACCAGATCGTAATAAAAGATTTGCAGTTGCTGCAGGTAGAAAAGTTGCTGCTTTATTCCATAAAAACAAGTTAGATGACAAAACTCTTAGATTAACATTAAGAGAAACTGCTAGAGAATACGGTGTTAGTGATGCAATAGTAAATAAAGCTGCTGGATTTATGAGAAAATCAGAGCTTATTAATAGAAGGAATGCATTCTTGGCTCATTATTTAAACGCTAGGGAAGTATTTTCACCAGTAACTGATATGTTACCATGGGACAGTGAAGCACTAGTTAGGTTTGGTAAAAAAGGCTTAGAAGCTACTCAGTTTTTATATCACTCAGCTTTTAGAACTAATTATTCTAATACTGCTTTAGGAAAAGTTATGACAAGGTTTCAACCATTTGCTTGGAACTCTGTAAAATACAGGAGACATGTTTATCAAAATGCAAAACTTTATGGCTTTAAGCCAGGAACAAGAGCCTTTGATAGGTACCAAAGACAAGTTACTACTGATATGTTTGCTATGGCTTTGGCTGCTATATTTGCAGGTTCTATATTTGAATATACCCTCGCACCACCAATGGCATGGATGCAAGACACAGCACAATGGTTGTTTGGAGATGAAAAAGAAAGAGAAAGAGCATTTTTTACTTCCTGGCCCACAACAGCGCTCGCCCCGTTACAACCAATCACTCCTCCTATAGCTAGATACCCATTAAACGTTTTATCTACTATAATTAATGGAGATATGGAAAAATTTGGAAGATATTATGCATGGACATGGTTTCCATTTGGCAGGGTTGCACGAGATCTTTCTAGAAGTATTCCAAACCCTGCGATGAGCGTAGACTTTATGACTGGATTTCCTTTACATGGAGTTCATAGAAAAGTAAGAAAATATATTGAAAATAGACAAGAACAAGAATTAGCACTGGAGATATAATGAATCCTCAACAAATGCTTCAAATGATGTTAGATAGATTTGCACCAACAGATAATACTGATGCTATGCCTCTCGAAGGGGATAAAAAGCTTCTAATGGACTTAGCTAAAAAAAATAAACTAAAATATAGAATATGGAATGCTATTACCCCTAATACTGAAAAATCTTACACAGATCTTGTAAAAAGTATAGAAACTGGTCAATTGCAAATCAATAGAGTTCCAGATGCTATGTGGGAACAATATAAACAAACGGCTTTAAACCCCGAAGCTTATCAAGGGACAGATGTAAAAAATGTTGCTGGTTGGATGTCTGGAGATAAAAGATGGATTAATATTCCTGAAAGCGCTTCACCTGAAACCATTGACCATGAATTATTACATTATTTTGGAAGTCATAGACCTGGCGAAGAAGGCGCTCCTGATAGAATAAATCCTTATATACAAGCAGATATGGATCTTGGAGGATGGCTACCTTCTTTACATCCCAATGCTGCAAGACCAATGTTACCTGGAGATAATCTTTTATCAAGATGGTGGAATAATAATATAGCATCTAATGCAATGGAAACCGATAGAGAAATGGGATATCATCCATGGGTTGGTCAAAGCGCATATAATAGGTTTACTGGACAATCAGGTGGCGGACATGTACACGACCATGGTTTTACACCTCCTCCAACGCCTGAAGCTCCAACTCCAGAACCAGATCCCAAACCAGTTCCAGAAGCCCCTAAAGCAAAAAGTTTTGGATCTTCGTTTAAAGAAGCAAGAAAGGCTGGTTTAAAAGAGTTTGAATGGAAAGGTAAAATGTATCATACTAAAACAAAGGAAGAAGTTGAACTTGCTAGAAAGATTCAAAAAGCTCAAACTGCTACTGTGCCACAACCATCTCGAGCTACACTTCCTGCTTTTGATTATGAATCTGCAATAGATTATGTTACTAAAATACAAGATAAACCTACATATAATTACAAAGTATGGTTCTAAACGCATACATGCCTTCTATTTGTAGTTTAATTAAAAAATAGCTTATTATGTTTTTGTTATTGTGGATTAGATTAAGGAAGTAGGGCTCTTACGAGCCCCATTTTTATTCCTTGCTCCTTAGCCCTAGATATAGCATAAACCCTATAGCTAAAGATACTAAAAGTTTTTCCCAAAATAATTCCATTATACTTCCTTTTCATTATCTAATCTAGTTCCCTGGATATACCACCAGCCATTTCCATTCATTTTAAATATTTTACTTCTATCTTTTATATATTTAGGGTCATCTAATCCTTTGTATGGCCAATTTTCTTTACCTTTTAAATTTTGCCAATCGTGCTCGTTACCACTAGATTTTTTCTTCATAGCTGCTCCTTTAGTTAATTAGTTCCAATGCCTACATTACCTGAAAGATTTGAGGGCCAAGAAAAACGATTAAAACTTGACCCTCTATTAAGCGACTTTTAGCAAGTCACTTGGGCAAAATGCAGCGTAGGTTTCTAAAACCCTGTTAGCGCAATGCTTTCCTGTACTTTTAACGCTGCTAATATTTTGCTAAGAATGGCAGCTTAATTCCCTGGTTTGTTAGAGAAGCCCCGTGCTTACAATAACAGCCAACCCAGTGAATTATAGTTATTCCTTCTTAGCAAATTTAATTTTTTAGTCCATTTTTAACGCAGTCTGGACATTTGATACGATTGCATCCGTATTTAGGGAATCCTGTGATTTTTGTGTACCACTTTTTGTTTGTTCCTTCTTGGGGGTGGAAGTCCCATACTTCTCTGCAGTCTTCGCATAAGTATGGTGATTTTGGTAGCTTTTTCCCTTTGTTGTGAGTTCTGTAGTATTCTCTGACTTGTGAATCCATCCGTTTCCTTTCGCATGTTCTTCTTCAGCGATATACATTAGATTTATGTAATCACTTATTGTCATTGTGTTTCCTGAATCAAACCAACACATAGTTAATTCTGTTAAAATAGCGCAGTATGTTAATTCCATATAGTTCTCCAAAGGGGGTCTCCATTGATCACGGGTCAAGTATTGAGCTTGTCCAGCTGTTGGGCCCCATCCTTTTAAATAGTTTTTTAAATACTCTTCATTTGTTAAGACTTTAGGCATGCGCAAATTCCATTAATAACTTGTCTTTTATGCGTTTTAAGTCTTGTATTTCTAATTTATGATTGTCATCAAAAACATCTTGATCTACTTCTAACACACCTACTTGTTTATCAATGACATATATTAGCAATTTTAAGTCTTTTTTGTCCATAATTTGTTTCTAACCCTTTTTGGTATGTGTTTATATAATTCTAAAAATTCATCATATTTCATTACTATCAAGGGATCTTCACGATCTGCTTTAATTAGTTGTGCATTGACGTTATTATTCGGGATCATCCATTGACCCATAGCTTTTCTGCATTTAGCTTGTATTTTAAAGTCTTTATCAATTACAACATCAACTTCTTCGTGCATTCCTAAAGCAGCACCATTGGAGCCCCATGCACGTTTGCACGGGACCCCTACATCTTGAGTCATTAAAACTATTAGACGTTCAAATCTACTGCCTTTTTGTTTACTTTTATTGGGCATCTTCTTTGTCCCTTAACTCAATGATTTTAGCTGCAAGATATAATGATAAATCTAAACATTCTTCTAAAGACTCTATCATTCCGTAAGTTCCATCAATAGGCATATCTTTTTTAAACTTTTTATTGCCTAGTTCTATTCTATTCTTTAAAAGCCTTATTATTCGATCATTAGAGCTTTGACCAAGCTTTATATGTTTATACTCATCCATTTTTCTTTTTACCGCTATAGATTTTATCTAGTAATTGATTGATCTTTTGCACTTCTGTGTGATTATTTAGCTTTTTATATGACAATTTTACTATTTCTAGTGCTCTGACAATCAATTTAACTTCTGATTTATTAGCTACATACTTTACAGTTTTAGCCATCTAAGAACCTCCTTTTGAATAATTTCCATTCCCAAGTGCTAAATGTAACACTTATTTCACAATTCATTAGAGAAACACCAATAGATAAATGGCCACCCTTATGGTTGTTATGCATAAGGGTAAAGCCAAATAATCTAATAAGGTTTATTTTGAATCCTATAGTAGAATCTAAACTAATACTTTCCACTGAAAAGAGCATATTCATTACGATATTCTCAGTCTAGTTTTCTTTTCAACTTTTGCGTATTCTGTTTTACCACCCTTTTCTATAACGTGTTTACGCAGCTTTCGCTTATCAATGGATTGTACTAACTTAAGAAACTCATCTGGCACTGATTCTTCATCGGTAATTTCCAATGAACCATCACCTTCATAAATAGTATAGCTATCAGTTGTTGTTTTAATTTGATGATTTCCACTTTTATTGGGTGTTCCTAGTAAATCTACCATATTAATAATCATTGATTTTAAACGTTCTCTGCCATTATGCAAAGAATCTTTTTTATTCATTAATGATTTAATATAGTTACGATGTACCTGCAACATTCCGTCTAATGCTTTTTCATTTTCATCAAGCTTAGATAGAACCCAATGGATATTTTCTGTTTTCTTTAATGCGACTTTTGCAAGCTCTGCAAGACCTTTCTCAATTTCTTCTTCAGTTGTGTCTTCAGGTCGTAATTCAGGATAGTCTAGCATTTCTTGCAGCTCAATAAACGTATCAATAATTTGATAAGTTGTCAATTGTGCATTGTCTGGTTTTTTGGGTAAGCTCATTCTACCACCTTATTGTTGTTTGAACCTAAAATTAATAGGCTCATATGCGCAATTAATAACAAATTTACCTTCATCTCTAGCTTTTAAACTAGAAATAATGCGGGTAACACTGTCTCTTAAACCTGTGATAGATATTACTTTATCAGCTTTTTGAGCGATTGATGAAGAATGTTTGCCTGAATGCACATCTAATGATCCGCCTCTTGCGTCACCTTTAGTGATATGAGACACACCAATTAAGATGATGTCTTGCTGCGTTGCGATAGTTCTTAATTCATCAATGATCATATCCATTTTCAATGTTTGATCTTTGACATAACTGTTTACTTTTAAACAATCAATAGTATCTACCACTAAAACAGCAGGGTTTACTTCAGCTACTAACTCTTTTACTTTATCTAGCGCAGGTGGGACCCAACCTATTCTAATATGTTTTAAAGAAGAAGACCAGGAGTTATTTTCTGTTTTATAGTGTTCATCTACTTCAGTTTTTGATTTACCTGTAGATATTTGTACAAAACGTCTATACATAAGCTTCGGATCTACTTCTAAAGACAAGAATAACGTATTTAAGTTGATACTAGTGCATAAGTTTTGGACCCATGCTGTTTTACCCATACCTGTATCGCCGTATATTATGATCATTTCACCTGGATACATCCAGTAATCTTTATCTAGCTTATATATATTAGCTAAATTGATAGATTGTTTAGTCTGATCTTTTCTTACAGCGTCTACATACATACGTTCTAACTGTTCTGAATTAGCAATAGGCGTAATAATGTCGCCGCCTTGCATTTTTTGTTTATAATATATACACTTATCATCACAATATTTGTCAAAAAGTGAATCATGACAGCCAAAACGATAACCTTTATTAAAAGTATCTATAGTATGTCTTTCTACTTCATAAGCGTTCATATTACTAAACAATTGTGTATTTGCAGATATAATATACTGCAATGGTACACCTTTACGCATAAACGCAGATGTTATGCGCATAATTTTATTATGTCTAGATCCTTCAACAGGACCTTCATCAATCATTTTCTGAACACAAGTTACTACTCCACTATAATCTTTGTCTGTATCTTCTGATATTGTTAGCTTTGAAAGCTTTGGTCTTGGAGCTTCAATAATTTTTAACAATTGATTTATAGCTTGACCTTTTACAGTGGGATATTTAAAGTTTTCTCTTGGTTTTGTTGAGAGATCTAGTATTTCTCCGTGAGATAGTTTAAATATTTCTTGTATTGAAAATGGTGTTTTAAAATATTTAAGAGATGTTTTTTCATTTGGTGTATAACCTAATCTTATTAACCTGGATCCGTCATATATGTTATCTGATTCAGGGAAATAATGTTTAATGGTCATTTTAACCAGTTCTGGTAGTTTATTATTAGGCTCAAAACCAAAAATATCAGGTATCGCTATATGATAGCCTGTTCCTGAGAACCATGGTTTAATAGCATCTGGATGTATTTCATATTCATTGATCATTCTGTCAATAACATCTTTTGTTTTCTCATGAGTATGCTCATCAGTGTTTTGACCTTTATCAATGTCTAAAATAATTTGATCTAAATAATATTTACCACGATAGTTTTTTATAGTTTTTCTTATTTCAAAATGGCGTACTATTTCTTCATCAAAAGAGTACAGTGTTCTGAATATAGGGCCTGAGTGTCGTTTTATTGTTTCAGATATCTCAGCCACAGGGATGATAACACCCCTATGGCCTGGATGATCTATGGCAATTTCGACAAATCTACTTTCTTTATTAGCCATCTGTTTTGCCTTTCTCCTGGAATTTTAGCATTAGCAACTTCTAGAGCGGGACTAGCTTTCAGCATTCTAAAAGTTCTTTCTATAGTACTAACTAAATGCAATTTTCCATAATTTGCTCTAATATAATCACGAGCTTCTTCAAACTCACTTGATTTGATATATGGATTAGTATTATGTCTGTGCTGTAGCCAATTTCCAACAGAATGTTTTAATTTAATCAAAATTCAGTCAATTCGTTATCAGAGCTGTCAGCAAAATCAAGGTTTAATGCACTTGCACCGTTCTTTTTAGGACCAGAGGATTGTGCATCTGGTGAATAGTCTTTTACATATTCTTTATCAACTTGGGATAGAAAATAATCTTTCCACTTTTGGTTATCTCTTTTTGGATGAGCTACTTGATTCCAAGTTTTAGTTTTGCCATCTGTTTTCTTATAAGACAAAACTTTTACAATTTTATTTTTAGCTCCTTCAAGTAAGACAGGACTTATATTGCCTTGAGTAAATTGATTCAATGTTTCTTGAATTTCAGCTTCTGTTTTAAGAAAATCACTGCTTAACAAGTTACATGCTTCAAAGAAATTCTTTACTTTAAAAGCACTTCCCCAGTTAAAATCATCTTCATAAATAGGATTGCCATCTTCATCTTCTATTGGTAGACCCAATTCATTTGTAGCAGGAACTTTTTCTACTTTAAAGTTACCACCTATGTTAAGAGTCTTATCCCAATCATTTTTTAGCATAACACATTTTACTTCAATCTGGCAATCGTTGGTCCATGTTTGACCAGTTGCTTTTTTAGAACCAGATCTATCAATTACTTCTACTATTTTTACTTCATCAATGAATATTCCATCTCCCATAGCACCTTCTGGCGCTGGGAAATTTCCTTGTTTTCCAAAAGTTAAAGGCATTTAGTCTTTCTCCTTATAGCTTAATATTTCTTGTTTAACTGTTTCATAATCAAATAACATTTCTTTTTGAGCTAATGGTCTTAATCTAGATCCAATAGTTCTTTCATCATATCCTTGAAAACTGATATGACTTTTACCTGATTCTTTATTGACTTGTGCATAACCAATTACATCTGCTTTAGCAGTTAATGCATACCCTAATCCGCTAGGTACTGCAGGCATTAATTGTGCTTTACCATCTGTAATAGCTGTTTGCTTAGCATGTGAAAGGAGTATTAAAGCAGATCCTGTTCTTTTCATAAGACGCTGTAATCTTAATATAATATCAAGATTTTTAGATCTAGCTAATCTCCAGTCTTTGCCAAAGTTTTGACCATCGCCCATTTCTTTTATATTTAATTCCTGAATGACTACTTCTTCTATCCATTTATTAATTTCATCTACAGTGTCAATTACAAGAGTATCATAAGGCAATTTTTCCCACTCATTCCTTAACCAAGCATATACCTCAGCTAATGAATAAACTGGCATTGGTTCTCCTTTACTAGGCCCTGATCTGTATACATAACCACGCTCAGTTGGCGGTATAAGTTCCATGACTTCTTTGCCATTTTTAACAATCTTTTTATTATCTGACATTTTATTTCTAGTAGGAGGATTTAGACATGTGACTGTAACACTATTAGCATTAGGTACAAAGTCTGCACCTAAATCAGCATCTATGATAAGCACACCATCTGTCCCTTTGTCACTCCATTTGGAAGCAGCGCTAGTTTTCCAAGTCTTAGGTTGACCTATGAAAAACCAGGTGATCCCGTCTGGAAGATTTTGAGACATCTCTTCCATCGATTGATTTTTAATTACTTCTATTTTCATAATGTATTTCCTTAATTCCTCGATTAAATATACAATATATTGATTAATTTAACAATAGAATAGTGGCAGAAAGTGTCTTATTATTCTTTCAATTGTTTAAGGAGAGAGAAAGAAAAGTCTTTCTGCCACATTATTCTAGATTTGCAGCATGTTTTTGATTGTTTTTGGCAAGGTATTGCTAATCTCGCTAAAGTTTTCGATCATTATGTATGAGTCGTACATCTCTTGAAGATGTTCTTCTCGAATATAATGTCCCATACCTATAGCCATAACTGGCATACCTTCGCTTTGAACACGCATAATGTCTCGTCTGGTTTGATGTCTTCCATCTGCGTAACCGTGAGCAGCGGGTTGTCCATCACATAGAACAATCATAGCTTTTTTCATATTTAAACTACTATTAATACGTTGTTCTAGCATTCTAGCTGATTCAAATATAGCTACGCCATCACGATTATTACAGTGAGACTTAACATTAGTAAGGGTAACGCCATCTTCATATTCAAAGATATGAGTAGCATGTTTTTCTCCACGCATATCTGCAGTATGACCATATAAAAATACATTACACCTTGCATTATCTTTCATAGCTTCATAGATAGTAATAGCTGTATCTCTAACAAGCTCTATATCGCCGCACATTGAACCAGATTGATCCATTAAAATACCTATATTGTAATTAGGTTCTACTTGAATGTAATCTTTCTTAAATAGATTAACTCGTTTTGTAGGTATTTTAAATAATGATTTTCTATCCAATTCGCCACGATTAAGATTTCTTATTGAAATATGCTTATCTAATCCATAAAGATTGATACGATTTTTCAATGCATTAATTGAAGGTTTAAGTCGTTGAAGTAGTTCATTGTATTCATCTTTGTTACCAGTCTTATAGTGATCAACAATAACATCACGATTATGACCATAATGTTTAGATTCCATAATGCCAGGAGATTTTGTTTCATACATCTCTGTATTATTGTCACTATGCGACATCAAAGCTTTTTCCATTTGCTTTGTTATTCCTACTTGTTCATCCCAATCAGTTATACTTAATGATTCATTTTCAATAGCTGTATCTTTCATTGCAATACTTAATGTATGACCTGTATGTAAGTTTCCATTTGCAAACTTAACTTTTTCAGTATCTTTAAATAAAGCAATCAATCTATTATTAAAATAATCATATATCTTTTCAGATATATCTACTACTGCTTGATCATTTTCTAATAGATTAGAAGGATGATCAGTGATTATTTTAGAGCAATCTTGAAGAATCTCTTGAGCCGAAGAAACATTAAATAGATTTATATCTTTTATTGCTTCTTTGCAAAGTTGAGATGAATCATATGCAAAAGCAAATTCGTCACCGACATGGCTATAGTATCTTCTCATACGATCTTTAATATCGTTTTGAGCTTCAGATGCTGCCACATCCAATGCTTCATTAACACCATCTGGGATATATATTATATATCTTAACATGTTAACACACATAGTTAATGTATACATTTCCTTTATTGGCATAAATATAGAGTTTGCTTCACTTATTGAGTCAATACGCATACTCTTTGCTTCTAACATATCATTTATGTTCTTAGCATATTGATAAGTAATATCTGAAATAATGCTTTTTACATGCATTACTCTTTGTCTTATCACTGCTTCATCAGCCGTTAAATGCTTTTTGTGTTTAATTAAGTATTTAACATAGCCAGGAGCTGCTTTTGTTAATTGTTCTTCAATGTATACATCTTCTAAGTAATGAATAATATCATCTTGAAACAATTGAGCTAATTGTCTAAATGGATGAAGTCTATCTTCACCTTCTGCTCCATTTTTAGCAAACATATCAGGTACCCAGGATCCATTTTTGTTATTACCCTTAGCATGAGCATCCCAGTGTTCTGCTAACCATTCAATGAATATCTTATCATTTACACCGTTTAGTCTATATGCATTAGATGTTATCATTTGCTTTTTAAAGAAATTAAACAATGACAATGGCATAACTAAGTTACCGCCAGCATCGCAACCATATTCTATTACACGTTTGTGTTCATTTTCATCTTTAAGCATGTTATCTATGTGATACATTATTCTAGTTCTAAGAGTTCTATTTTCAATTATTGTTGAAATTAGAGCTTCGTATTTAAGTGGTACTAGAACTAATCTATTACTATGCATTTGATGTAATTTCTGATGCAAAGAAGAACCTAGGTCAACATCTTGTGTCTTTGCTTTATTTGCCCAGACATGGTTAGATAAGACATGCATTTTACCATTAAACATAGAATGTAATGCTCTATCCATATGGTTTTTCCGCAATATCTTATATGGTTGATCAAGATTGCTTTTAAAATGCAATTCTGCTTGATCTTTAGAACTAACAATCTGCATTCTATTATGTGCGTTCTTTTTATGTAAATGCAACTTTAAGCTTTTCTTCATCCGAGATCCAGTGGAGTTTATGTGGGACCAAAACCCACGATAACCTTTTAAAGTGGATAAGCCACGGCGAGACCACCATGACTTATGACCACTACCACTTATTTCATCAGATTTTCTTCCGAAAATATCAGTTTGCATTGTTACATAGCCTCAATAATATTCATAACCTTATCTTTTTCTGTCGGATCATTATAATAAGGTAATGTAATGTTCATCAAAGCATCTAAAAGATCTACACCATCACTAACAGCATCAGCTGTAGACAATGTCATTCTTGTTGATACGCTTGTTGTTAATTCATCAGAATTAGCCAAGGCCCTGACTTTTGAAGCAAATAAAGTGATCTTTGCTGCTGTATCTTTGTCTATTTCTGTTCTTTCACATAAAAGAGCAGCTTCAGATTCTTCATCTAGATATGCTAATGGGTAGAAACCACCAGTAAATCTATCTAACCAGGCTCTATCTATGGTGTTACTAGCACCAATGTATTGCCTACCGACATTAGCAGTAGCATAAAAGCGTACTTTATCACTGATCTTGATCTCAACAGGGGGCTTTTCTTCGTCTAAGATCAATACTCTTTGCTCATCTAAGACTGGAATCAAGATATTTTGTAACTCTTGAGACCTATCTCTGGTTATTTCATCAAGCATTATTAATGTAGGTTCTTCTGATTGAATCATTTCAACAAACTTAGACCTAACAAACTTAGTCCCAGAATCTGGATCATAACTAATATGACCAAGAAGTTTACTAGCTGGATTAGATGTGTCACCTAAGTTAATGGAATAGAAATTCATTCCAGTTACTTCAGCCAGTATCTTTCCAAGGTGTGATTTACCACAACCTGTTGGACCTGTGACTAATATGTGTTGATTTTTAATAATGTTACGGACCATATTAAAGAAAATGTTCTGATCTTTAAACTTAAACCATTCATTAGGTACATTAAAGTTTTCTTTAACATAGTCAAATACTTTACCAGTTACACCGTCTACCCATGTATTGTCATTTTTATTTGGGGTGTTCATTACTTTATCTGATTCTTCTGCAACCATTTCAGGCTCATTTACAACATCGCTAGTGTTTTCTTCTTCTGCAGGTACTAAAGGTGAACTTTCTTCTTTTACTTCGTTGTCTTTATACTTACTTAAGATTTCTGATATATCCATTTATTTGTTTTCCTCTCCGATACTAGGTACAACATAATTGTCCCAGTATTCACATGATTTATTATTGATTAATTTACAAGGTTTATTACACATAGATTTAACTATTGTTTGATTTACTTTGCTAATGCCTATGACGCTATATTCTATTTTGAACACAGCGCCAAGGCAATTTCCTGAGTCCCAATTAGCACAATTATGCAGTACTTCAGATTTGGAATGTGAATCTGCCACTGTCTTCTTTCGGTATATTCTTTTCCTCCATCGTTGATATGTTCTTTTCATCTATCAATATACCTTCTTCTTCACGAGTATATGGGACCACTTCAACTCGATATTTGTTTTCAACATTTAAAATGTCTGCATAATGCGAAGTAACTACTACACATTCTTGAGCATCAGGATCAGATCCTAGTGATTCTGGTTCATTTAAAGCATTATTTATTTGACTTCTTACTCTATCTACTTTGTATTTATCAAATAAAACATCCCATTTACCTCTAACGGTTGATGCGAAATGATTATTTTTGATATTGCTTAATGTGCTTTGAAGCCATGTTGTAAATACTTTGTCTGCAGCTTTAGTCTGTTCAACGCTTATTTCATTTGGATCTTTTTCTGAACTACAGGCATCAGCTATAACAACTAATGCATCGACTTTTAAATTACTTATAATGTCTTGCATAATATTCTTAGCTAGATCTTTAGCCATATTAACTTTACGCTGATCATTCATGTGTTTTGCATTAGGATCTTTGTCTAGTTGCATACATATGTCATTTAAAAGAGATGAAACGTAAAACAAACGAGTTTCTTTTTCTCTAGCGTCAAATGCTGCTATTATGAATGGTAATTCTCCAACTTTTAAGAATGTTTGCATAATATTGCCTTTAAATTGCTCTAAAGCTGAAAATATACTGTCATTTTTCCATTGGTGTGATACTTGTTCTATTTCTAATTTACCTAACATTTATTCTTGCCTCCATTTTGTGGATTTTTTATGTCTTGATGTTGATCCATCCAATCTAAGTGAGCGATTGAACTATCAACTATTAAATTAATTGTTTCTTTCCAGCTCAATCCTGCATGCTTGGCTTTTGACCTAACACGCAGGAAAGTAACTGTTAACGTAATTAAACTTCTCACAACAGTGTTTCTATTTTATTCAACAATGCTAGTGATTTATCACGTTTCATTTGAAGCTCTGCTTGAAGTCTAGTCATCATTCTCATACCATTCTTTTCGTACATTTCACATGTAACTTGCTTTAACATAGCGTCATAACGATTAAAATCGTCATTTACTATGCCTTTTAGCACTTTAACAAGGAACATTGTAGTGGATGGGAACTGTAATGATTTAAACTTCTTAAGCTTTTCCTGATTCTGTTGACTTAAAGACATCTAAAGCTCCTTTCGCAAGCTTATCTGTTAACTCTTCAACTTCACGATCCTGATCTTTATCTTTATGAGCTTTATTAACAATATTGTCAACTTGCTCATCTTCCACACCCAGCACTTCTGCTGACTTTCTCAGAACATCGTTCATTTGGAGTTTGTCTTCAAGTTTTTGTATCTTCCTCATTGCCTCAATACAAGCTAATGCTCTTCTAACAGCAAAAGTATCTGTATTTATTTCGCTCATAAGCTTGTCTGGGTCAATGTGTTCAACAATCAGTGATTTTAAAGCTACGCAAGATGTAAATAGTACTTGAAGATGGTCTTCATCTCCTACACTAAATATCTCTCCTAAAGCATCTTTCATGATCTTACTTAGCTTGTTGGTTTGATTTTTATTTGCTTTGGACAACTTATCATCCAAGTCATTTGCATCAATCATAAGCGGTACTCCCTTCTCGTATGTGTTTCAAATAATTCTTTGCAGGTTCTTTTATTTAAGTCGGAAACCTGCTAGAAGACCGACTCGTTGTGAGTATACATTCTATTTAGAAGGTATGACAAAATATAGTTAGAAAGGACGACTGCAAAGTATAAGTGCAGTAAACTATATTAACTTCTAGGTTGAATGCGGACCTTAAGCTTTATTGGTACCGCCCCCAAATGCACAAGAGATGGAGGCGGCGTAGGTGTTAATTCACGATCCAATTTATTAGGGCTAAACGTTTATTATGTGTTTATAACCAATACTACCTAATGTTATTAGTTATGTCTAGCCCTATAGTTGCGCAGGCTGGAATCGAACCAGCTATCTCTTGGTTATGAGCCAAGTGGCTTACCATTTGCCCTCTGCGCTATTCATTAAGATAATCCAAGTGAACTTAATATAAAAGGTTTACAAGTAGAATCTACATCATTTTCCATAGAATGTCTACAGTCAACACAGTCTTGGTGATAATATTTACCTTTTATTTCGATTATCTGGTTATTGAACAACGATGTACCTTCATTTACTTCATCCCAATCAGGACGAGCATCTAATGAAGCATCATCACTGTTCATATTGTCTGGATCATATGTCATGGTACAGGTTCCTTATCATTATGTAAAGCTTCTTCTCTTTCTTCCATCTTACCGTCTTGTATCTTTTTAAACATCATATTAGATTCAATTTGCTTTATAATTCGTTGAATATTGCTACTTCCTGTTGAATGTGCTCCACCTTTAGAGTAATGATCTGGAAATACAGTTGAAATCTTATGATCTTCTAATATCCAGGCAAGCAGGCCTATTTGGATAAGAAAATACTCTTCGTGATCATCACCTTCTTCTATAAGTCCAGTTAATAAACAGGATGCAAGGTTAGACTTAAGGGATAACATTAATGTTTCTACTTCTTCTCTAGTCTTCATTTTGGTACCTGTGCTTTACGAGCTTTCTTTGCTTCTTTTCGTTTAATTTGAGCTTTAGTTCTACCCTTAGCAGAAAGTTCAGCATTCTTTCTTCTACGGGCTATTTTAACTAACTTAGAACTTCTCATTAATCTCTCCATAGTTAAGAACACTGGGCTAAGCAGCCACACTAAAGGAGGAAGAGGTAAGTATCGCTAATCATATTACAGCAAACGTAGCTATAATTACGTCTATGACTAGCAATAGCACTACTTAGCCTGTGTTCATTTATAATATACTGGTTCTATTTGACGTAATGTGTAGTAAGCATTGCACTTACTACTAAAGGGAAGGAACTAGGCAGACAAGGCTGAATCAAAGTCATCATATGTGACCTGGGTAAGTAACGTAAACCTGTCACGTTGACGAGCCTTCTGAACACCATTGGCATCAATATACATCTCACCAGCCTTCTGATGTCTGATGTTCCAGAACTCACCCTTATGCTCAAGCATAGTATCCTTATGAGCAACAGCTAATGCAGTGAGGTCATCAAGTTGTCCATCAGTAAAGACTATGCCAACAGCCTTACCCTTATCAGATATGTTAGCTGGCTGAAATTTAACACCGATTTGTTTAAATGCATCAACCAAGTCAGCAAGAAATTTAAATGGATCCATAGTATGAATCTCCTTTCATTCGTTTTTTTCAACGGGAATGCGATGTGCACCCCAAAAGGACAGGGGGGTGGGTGATGTGTTTATCAACCAAACACACTGCTAGATAATTTTTTGAAATTTTTTTAGAAAACACTTGATATTTTACTTTAACTTATGGAACTTTAGTAAGTCAAATAACGTAAGATCCATATAAAATGAAGAATCCTACACCTAAACCATCACTTGAACTTAAAACAAGACCTGTGCCTATTAAGTATATATATAATAATATATATAATAAGCTTAATAGTAATAAGCTAAGAGCTTCTACTAGGGTAGAAGCTAAGACTAAGGTAGTTAAAGGCTCTCCTTATAAGGATCAAGACTTTGTAGATGACTTAGATTATATCCTTTCAAGGGGCGTAGAGATTCCAGACGATTACGAAGTCATTGAAATTACATAACAAGTGGAAAAGCTTGTAAGAAGGCACCTTAAGCAAGCATTGACTAAGGGTGCGAAACGAGAATACTATGAAAAAGAATACCTCATCTACACAGAGGAAGAAGCAAAGGGTAGGCGGATTCTCGTTAAACCTTGGAAAGATTGCGTTCCTGGAGACTGGGGTCTATCAGATGACGGGTATGTCTCGCAATGTCTCAAGAAAAGGGTTTATAAAGGCAGTACGAACCTTGTTTTCCCGTTTGGGCAAGTATTCGTTAATAATAACGCTAGGTTACTCTATGAGAAACATAAAAAGTCTGGCGATTATACATCTGTCTCTCACAGAACTAAGTGGGAGCAAGATCAAACTAAGACCAGAACTAAACGATTCGTTGAAACCTACGTTAAAATGTACCTCGGAGGAGATGTACAGTGGAATATACTTGGAAGAATGTACGACCCAGGGGATAAGAATCCCGAAGCCAGAGCTAAATATGTCATTAAACGCCAACACATAAAAGAGCTTGTGGATAAAGAAATAGACAAACATTTAAAATTACACAATATCACGCCTGGTACTGTGTTCGATTTATTAAAAAAAGCTGCAGAGATAGCAGAATCAAAGAATGATCCAGGAAATATCACCAGAGTTGCAGAGCAGCTAATAGATATTCTTGGTATGAAGGCAAAAGACCAGAAAAAGCCTGAAGTTGAAATGAATCAACTGTTAGGCAGTGAAATTGAAGATATAGGCAATTTATTGTCAGAAGCAACCAATGATCAAGAAGAACCAGCAAAAGAAATCGCAAGCTCCTAAGTCTAAAGAATTAGACACAAAGAAGCTTATGGACTCCATGAAAAACAATATGGAGCTTTTTGGGAAAGTCTGTATGCCTAATATGTTTACAGCACCTGTTGCTGGTTTTCACAGAGATCTGTATAAAATTTTTGAAGATAGGTCAAAACGTAAAGTTTGTATTGTGGCCCCTCGTCATCATGCCAAGTCCTCCATCGGCGCATGTGTGTTTCCTCTTCATCACCTCCTATTTGATGAGGGGCCCAAGTTAATCGTACTATCATCTAAGACCCTAGGACACTCAATTCGTCTTTTAGACACAATAAAGAACGTTTTAGAGTATTCACAACGGTTTAAAGCCTTATTTGGTTACTGGGGAAGCCATTCTGCTAAACAATGGTCCAAAACAGAGGTTATCTTAAAAGATAATACGTTAATTACCACCAGAGGTACTGGTCAGCAGGTTATTGGTCTAAAGCACGGAGACCAGCGTCCTACATTGATACTAGTGGACGATCCTGAGGATATCAACAACACTAAGACCAATGAAGCAATGGAAATGAACTTAAAATGGTTAATGACCCAGTTATTGCCATCTATGGACGCTCGTTATGGTAGATTGGTCGTAATTGGCACTCCACAGCATCAGCGCTGCTTAGTAGAGACCTTGCCACAGATGAAAGGTTGGGAAACAAGACGCTATCAAGCAATGAGCGATGATGGTAAAGAAGTGTTGTGGCCTGAAATGTGGAGCAAAAAGAAGTTATTAGAAGAAAAAGCTGACTTGGAAGCAATTGGTCGTGTATCTATGTTCTATCGTGAGTATATGTGCCAGATCATCGGCGATGAAGACCAGATGTTTAGAGAAGAAGATATCCAAGAATATGAAGGAGAGGTTGAGGTTAAGCCTGAAGGATCTTTATTACATTTAACCTATCCAGACAAAAAGACAGTGCCAGTAAATATTTTTATGGGAGTGGACCCAGCTTCATCTACAAAGCAGACAGCTGACTACTCTACTATCGTACCAGTGGCAATAGATCATCAAAACAATCGTTATGTATTGCCCTATTTTAGAAAAAGAATTAGACCAGTGGACCTTGCAGAATCAATATTGATGTATTTTGCACGATATCGCCCTGAAAAGACAAAAATAGAGACTGTTGGCTATCAAGAAATGCTAAGAGACTATTTGAGACGTAAGTGCGAAGAGTTAAATATCTTTATACCTGGTCTAGAAGTAAAAAATCAACCACGTTCATCTAAATCAGTAAGACTTGAAGGTATGCAGCCGTTTTTCTTTCAAAAGAAGATGTTTATTAGAAAAGATCAAGAAGCATTGAAAAATGAGCTACTTATGTATCCAAGAGGGAAGCATGACGATTTACTGGATGGATTGTATTACGGAATGAAAGGTGCATATAAACCAGATCATTCGGGAACTGAATCCAGTCCTATGCGTAACACAAAAAGCAGAGAAGGGTTTTATGACTGGGCAATACTCTAATAAAAGCTCTGAAAAGACTTTGCTTGATAGGATTCTATGGTTAATGAACGAAATAAAAAACGAAGAGCTAAGCGGTGAAGTTACTTTACGTTTTATCAATGGAAAAATGAGTAAAGTTGTTACTGTGACTCGAAAGGAAGTTTTAAGCTAAAATGCCAAAAATGTATAATAAGACTATTGCAGAAAGAATGGCGCAAGAACCAAGTGATGTTCTAAAAGAAAAAAGCGGCACTAATGGCGTAACTATGCACAAAGAGGTGCAAAAGAGTCTTGAGCTCTTAAAAGAGTATCAAGATAAAAGAGAAGACTGGGCACAGAAATACATGGAGGACGAGCAGTTTCGAGCTGGAGTCCAGTGGACCAAAGAACAAGTAGACGTATTACAAAAACGTGGTCAGAGTCCAATTGTAGTAAACAGGCTACATCCTATTATTGAAACAGCAAAAGCATTACTAACATTTAATAAACCACAATTCAGAAGTACTGGTCGAGAAGATTCCGATAGAAAGACGGCCAAGGTATTCTCTGAACTCTGTCAATGGGTGTGGGAGATCTCGAAGGGAAATGAGGAGCTAAAAAGAACGATTGATGATTATTATGTGGGAGGACTGGGGTACATGCTAGTTTACCAGGATCCTCATGCAGATATGGGCAAAGGTGAAGTTTTTATGCGGAATGTTTTCCCGCTTGATGTATATGTAGATCCTAATTCAAGAGACATATTCTTCGATGATGCTGCTAATATACTTATCTCCCGCCTCATGACAGATGAACAAGCTAGAAAATTTTATTCTGACTATATGGGTGTGATCAAATCTGCTGAAAGCACTGAATTAGACAGATATCCATCAACAGACTTAAAAGCTACGGAAGGGCAGCTATTTGTACAAGAAACAGAAACTACTCCAGGAGACGAACATCATCAAAAACGTGAATACATTGAAAGATATACTAAAGTTAAAGTTATACAGAATCATGTATTTGAACCCGACTCAGGTTATGAGGCTACATATGATGATGAGGAATATGAAACATATCTTAGCTCTCCTGCTTTCTTAGTTACAAAAGGCGAAACACCTCCAATAGCGGTTACAGATGAAGAAGGTCTCGCAGAACTTAACGCTCTAGTTGAGTCTGTTGGTCCTGTTTTTCATTTACAGGTAATAAATCCAGAAACTGGTGAAACTCAACCAGTCCCAGGCCAAGAAGCAGAGTCTGGAGATATGGCAGTTCCTGGATCTACTACTTACTTAGATGCGACTACAATAGGCGTATTAAAAGAAATGGACAAAGTCTTGGTCAACCAGGTGAAAGAGGATAGAATCAAGATGATCGTTTCTGTAGGTAACAAACTAATGTACACTAGGATTATGCCTTGTGAGAATTATCCTATTGTTCCTCTTAATAACATACACCTAAGAAATCCATATCCATTATCAGATGTTCGTATATTTAAACCTTTGCAAAGATATATTAATAAGATTCGTTCTTTAATTATCGCTCATGCATCTACTTCTACTAACGTAAAGCTACTAGTTCCAAGAGGATCTGTAAATAAACGTGAGATTGAAGAAGAATGGGGTAGAGCAGGCACTGCTGTTGTAGAATTTGACGCAGAACTTGGTACTCCAGTTGTTGCTGGTCCAGTTCCATTGCCAAATGAGTTGTATAAGAATGAAGCTGATGCAAAATATGATTTAGAGTATGGATTTGGAGTTCACGATCTCATGATGGGCTCATCTGCTAACGCACCTTCTACTTTTAGAGGTACTGTAGCTATTGATGAGTATGGAATGAGAAGAAGTAAATCTCGTCAAGCTGATGTAGAAGCATTTTTAAAACAATTATTTAAAGTTGCTGTACCTTTAATGCAGCAGATCTATACAGATCAAAAAGTTATTAGGCTAGTACAGCCAGATGGTAGCACTACTGAGACTCAGTTTAACATGCCGTTGTATGATGAATACACAAATCAAGAAATTGGCAAAATTCATGATATGACAGTAGGTAAATATGATGTAGTTCCTGTAGCGGGATCTACTATGCCATCTAATCGTTGGGCTCAATTAGATACATATATGCAAATGTATGAAAAAGGACTAATTGATCAAGTTGAAGTACTTAAGAAGACAGAAATTGTAGATACAGAAGGAGTTCTTGAAAGAACAGCAATGATACAGCAATTACAAAGTCAGTTACAACAAGCTCAAGAAGAAATTAAAAACCTTAAAGGCGACTTACAAACTGCGGATAGAGAATCGCAGCACGCTAAGAAACGCTTAGAGGTTGAGAAGTTTAAATCATCCTTAGCGGACCCTAAAGCGGAAATAAAGAAATCTTCTGCTCTTTATAAAGAAAGGCTTCAGGATCAATTTAATAACGTTAAGGAATCTATGAACCAGGTTAAACCTGAGCAGTCAGAAGCTAATGCTTAGGAGATCAAAGGAGGCATAAATGCCAACATTTACAGAAATGGAAGAAACAGGAGCAAATCCAGAAACTAATCAACCCGTCACTGAGCCAGCAGCGCCCCAAGCGGATGCTGCGCCAGCGCAAGAGACCGTTGGTGACCCTTTTGAGCAATTGCTTGCTGCATCGGAACAAGCAGACCCATTCGCTACCCCTGCTAGTTCCACACAAGATGAAACGGTAGCAGAACCCACTGAAGCTGCTAATCCTGCTCAGCCTGCAGAGGCAAAGCAAGATGAAAGTCAGTTTCAGTATTGGCAAAGTCAATATGATAAGGCGCAGAGGGAACTAACAGAGTTAAAAGAGCAGCATTCGTCATTAAAGGATATTGAGCCTTTAGCAAAATATATCCAAGACAATCCAGCTGTATTAGACTCAGTTGAGTCATCGCTCTCCAGTGGTAAAACTCCAGGTCAACCCGTAGGGAATCAGGAAGCATCACTGAAGAAGCCAGAAAGACCGACTAAGCCAGCGAACTATGATGCAATTGATGCATATTCTGATCCACAATCGGATAGTTACAAATATCGAGAAGCTGTTGACAGTTATCGAGATGACATGATAAGTTTTCAAGAAAAGAAAAACGAACAAGTTGTCGCTAGAATGGAACAAGAATATCAACAACGTGCTCAAGCCCAACAAGTTGAATCATTAAGATCTCAACTTGCTAATAGTCACGGGTTTGACTCAACTCAAGTTGATGATTTTATGAAAGTAATGAGCGATCCAAGTAGTTTATCTTTAGATAACTTAGTCAATCTCTATAAAATGCAACAAGCTCCTTCGGCAGAAGTATCTAAAAACTTGCAAAAAGCTCAGCAAATGCGTGCTCAGCAGGAGAAATTAAAAATTGCTCCTTCTGTAGGCAGCGTACCAGCTGAAACTCAGCAAGAAGCTCCAATGGAAGATCAGATAATGGATGCAATGTTAGCATCTGAAAAGAAAACTAATCCTTGGACATAAATCTCTTGAAAGGGGGATATAAATGAGTGTAAATACCACTGATGTCTATAGTGTAGGTTCAGGTGGCGCAAGTCAATCTGGAACCTCTATAGATCAAACTAGACGGGTGTTCAATTTTGGTGATCGTGTCGCTGAGCTTGCTCCTCAGCAGTCACCATTCTTTGTCTATCTGTCAAAAGTTGGTAAAAAACCAACTAACGACCCTGTATTTAAATTCCTAGAACAACGTCATTCATGGCAACGTAGACACTTCCAAGTCAACGGTGCGAAAACATCATCTGCTCACGGTGGAGATGACACTAACTTTAATATTGCTAATTTAGTATTAGATTGCAATATTGATGATTATGGCAGAACTACAGCTGGATCAGCTCCTGATTTTATTCAAGCTGGTAACATGGTTGTTATTGAAGGTCTGTATGATGCTGACGATGGTAACTTTGACGGGGACGAAGTTCCTGTAGAAGTTTACTTTAAAGTAGGTACAAAAGACTCTTCAACTCAGTATGATATGACTTTTGTAAAAGCTGTCTATAAAAATACCAAAGGTGCGAACGCAACTACTGTTGCTGCAACTACTTCTGGTGTAGTTGCCGAAGCTACAAACAGTAAAATTAGATTAGCGGACGATGCTGATGGTATGGTTATTGGATCAAGCTGGGCTGAAGGTACTTTGGCTCCTACTGGTTGGAAAGACGAATTGTACGACAGAGAAGGATATTGTCAGATCTTTAAGACTGCAATTGAAACATTCTCTGGTACAAGTCTAGCAACTGAATACAGAGGTATTCCAAATGAGTTCAGACGTGTTTGGACTGAGAAATTAATGGAGCACAAAATGGATTTAGAAAGAGCTATGCTATTTGGCGTAGGTAAAGCTTCTGAATCTGGTACTCCAGAACGTCATACTTGGGGCATTATGCCTTATACTCAAGCTTATGGCAAGAACTATGTTCTTGACTATTCAGCTAATGGGTATGACCAGTTCATTGATATTGCAGAAGACCTATTCCATCCAGAATCAGGTAACACTGGATCTAAGCTTATGCTTGCTTCTAGAAAAGTTATTTCTTGGATGAATAAACTTGCTTCTAGCAATTTCTTAGGAAATACTGTTCCAACAACTCAATATCGCTTGGATGTTAATAACATTCCTGGAGCGTTTGGACATGCGGTTACTAAGGTTAACACCATTTTTGGTGATTTCCATTTGGTACAAGAGCCACTTCTTAAAGGTGTATACGAAGACTATGCAGTAGTCGTAGACATGAAGAATGTTGCTTACCGTCCTTTGGCAGGTAATGGACAAAGTCGTGACACTCAGATTAAGACTAATATACAAAGTCCTGATCTTGATGGAAGAAAAGATATGATCTTGACCGAAGCTGGTCTTGAGATTTCACTTCCTGAAACTCACGCTGTAATTACTATGCAGGCATAAGCTTGTTAGTATAATTACTAATTAGTTAACTCTAGCCCCCTAGTTTCGGCTGGGGGGCTTAACTAAAAGAGAAAGTAAAAATGGCAAATAAATTAATCGTTAGGAGTTCAGTAGAGCCTCAGTATGAAGTTTCTGAAACTCATAGCGGAAAAACGTACACATCTTTTAAAATGGATCAAATTGGTGGAAGATTATCTTCTACAATGGAAGATTCATTTGGGGATGAAAAAATTTACAAATTAGTAGGAGTAGTAGATCAAACATCTGCAGCAGCTGTAAATAATGCAACTACTGCTTTTGAAGGAACAGCAACTGCTACTGGCTC